ATATATTATTATTATTCTATAGAATATAAAGTAAAATAAAAATCGACATAATCGACAGCAAGTTAACAATCAATTACTTAGGTGACATAAAATCGACACAGCCATGACGAATTTCGACATAACAATATTTCAAAACATCAAGGAGACAGAGACCCCGTTCTTCAGAGACGTGCGTGTGATACTTGATAGGATAAAGGAGGGGGCTACCAAGGAACTTGTAAAGAAGATTAGACTTGAGAAGAGGAAGCCCGAGCGTAATGAACTTAAGAAGCAGTTGCCCGCCATCTGTTTCAGTGGTAAGTTCAATAAGAGAACAGACTCGGCAATCACCGAGCATAGCGGACTCATTTGCTTGGACTTCGATGGGTATACCAAACAGAAGGAGCTACTACAAGACAAGGAGAACCTAAGCAAGAACAAGTACGTGTTCTCAGTCTTCATCTCCCCTTCGGGTAATGGGTTAAAAGTATTGGTCAAGATACCCGCAGATGCAGACAACCACGTGAACTACTTTAATAGCTTAGAAAAGTACTTTAATTCGCCTTACTTTGATAAGACGAGTAAGAATATTAGCCGAGTATGTTACGAGTCGTATGACCCTCTAATACACGTTAACGAGAACTCATCAGTTTGGGACCTGATTGAGGAGGCTGAGTACACAGAGGTGAACAAGAACAGAGACCAAGCTACTATACCAATCACTGATGAGAATAAGATAGTCGAGATACTTGTAAAGTGGTGGCAAAAGAAATACCCAATGAGTGAGGGTCAGCGAAATCAAAATGCTTTCATCCTCGCCATGGCATTCAATGACTTTGGAATTAACAAGAGCCTTGCATCGTATGTGTTAAATCAATTTGCTACTGATGACTTCACACTAAGGGAGATTCAGACAACGATTGACTCAGCGTACAAGCACACTGCTAACTTCGGTACCAAGTACTACGAAGACGAGGAGAGGGTAAATCAAATCAAAGCAAAGCTAAGAAGAGGTGTATCAAAAAAAGAGATTCGCTACCAACTGCAAGACTCCAACTTGGATAGCGACACGATAGACGCAGTGCTGTCTAAGGTGGAGGAGGAGAACGCAAAGCAAACCTTTTGGAATAAGAACGACAAGGGTATTATAAAGGTTATACATATTCAGTTCAAGCAGTTCTTGGAGGATAGCGGATTTTATAAGTACTGCCCCGAGGGTGGGAAGAACTATGTGTTCGTCAAAGTGACGAACAACTTGATTGACCACACGTCAGAGAAAGAGATTAAGGACTTCGTGCTGAATCACTTGCTTGAACTTGATGACATTGCCGTATACAATTACTTTGCAGACAACACACGATTCTTTAAAGAGGAGTTCTTATCAATGCTATCAACGATTGACATCTACTTCATCGAGGACACCAAGGAGTCTGCCTACCTGTACTACAGGAATTGTGCGGTCAAGATAACAATGGACGAGGTGGTTCCGATAGACTACTTGGACTTGGGAGGTTACGTGTGGAAAGACCACGTGATAGATAGGAACTTCACTATGTGTCAAGTGACACATAAGTGCGACTTCAAGAAATTTGTTAGGAATATTTGCGGTGATGATGACAGCAGGGTTAAAGCTATGGAGAGCACGCTTGGATTTCTTCAGCACGGATACAAGAACCTATCCTTCTGTCCTGCAGTCATCCTTAATGACGAGGTCATTAGCGACAACCCTGAGGGTGGCACGGGAAAGGGACTATTCATGAACGCACTAAGTAATATGAAGAAACTTGTGGTGATAGATGGTAAGTCATTTACGTTTGAGCGAAGCTTCGCATATCAGTTGGTGTCAGCAGACACACAGATACTATGCTTCGATGACGTGAAGAAACACTTCGACTTCGAGCGACTCTTCAGCGTAGTCACTGAGGGTCTGACCCTCGAGAAGAAGAACAAGGACGCTATCAAGATACCATTCAGCAAGTCTCCTAAGATTGCCATCACTACGAACTATGCCATCAAGGGGTCGGGCAATTCATTTGCTCGTAGGAAATGGGAACTTGAACTACACCAATACTACTCGAAGGCGTACACGCCACTCGATGAGTTTGGTAAGTTGATGTTCGGGGATTGGAGCGATGATGATTGGTGTGAGTTTGATAACTACATGATAGGTTGTCTGAAGAGTTACCTGAGCACAGGTCTTGTCAAGAGTAAGTTCGTTAACCTTAAGATTCGTCAGTTGTCAGCAGAGACTTGTCACGACTTTATTGAGTGGTGTGGATTGGTTGATGGTCAGCCAAGGAACACAAGCCTTGAGGTTGGTGCGAGGTTGTACAAACAAGACTTGTACTTTGATTTCATCAGCGAGTACCCTGACTACGGACCAAAGGCTAAGATGACAATAAGCAGAACAAGATTCTACAAGTGGTTAATATCTTATGCTATGTTCAAAGAGGGAACAATACCCGAGGAAGGAAGAGACTTGCAAGGAAGATGGATAATTATTCATAAGAAAAAAGATACCGATGATTGAAAGAATACCGGGATATAGTAATGAGGATATGGTTGAATACTGCGAGACTCTTAAGAGGATTATACTATCCACTAAGGAGGTCAAGGTGGGCAGGGGTAAAGCCATTGAAACAATAAAAGTATCCAAATATGGAAACGACCCTGATGTTGTAAAGAATATTTTAGATAGTTGCGAATATTATAAATCACCTAAGATGGAGTTCAGAGATTATCAGATTGATATAATAAAGAAAGGTAAGAAGCTATTGCTTCAACACCGATTCCTATACCTTGCCATGGAGGTGAGGACGGGTAAAACCCTGACAAGCCTTGGAATATTAGACGGGATTGAGTTGGAGCATGTCTTGTTTGTTACAAAGAAGAAAGCCATCGGAAGTATCGAAGATGATTATGAGATGCTCAAACCTTCTTATCAGTTGACCGTAATCAATTATGAAAGCCTTCACATTGTAATGAATGACCAAGTATGGGACGCTGTTATCTTGGACGAGGCTCATTCATTGGGAGCGTTTGCTAAGCCAAGTGCAAGGGCTGAACTTGTAAGAGATATTCTATGGAACGTAAACCCATTTGTTATTCTACTGAGTGGTACACCAACACCCGAGAGTTATTCTCAGATGTACCATCAGGTATATGGCATCAGGAACAATCCGTTCAGAGAGTTCAGAAGCTTCTACAAGTTTGCCGAGAAGCACGTAAAGGTTAAGCAGAAGAAAATAAATGGGCTGTACATGAACGACTACAGCAAGGGACTTGATAGTATCATTGAGGCTATGGCTCCTTATACCATCAGCTACACGCAACAAGAAGCGGGGTTCGTAACTAAAACAATTGAGGAGGTTATTGAGGTAGAGCTAAAGCCAAGCACCATTCAGCTTATAAACAGACTGAAGAAAGACTTAGTTGTGGAAGGTAAGAACGAGGTGATACTTGCGGACACCCCCGCAAAGTTGATGATGAAGGTGCATCAGTTGTGTAGCGGAACGATTAAGTTTGAGAGTGGTAATAGCATGGTGCTTGACACCACCAAGGCAGACTTTATTAAGGAGCACTTTGCAGGTTGTAAGATTGGAATCTTTTATAAGTTCAAAGAAGAACTTGAAGCACTTCGTCAAGTATTTGGTACAGAAAACTTGACAACTGAGCTTAGTGTCTTTGAAGACACTGACAAGAACATAGCACTACAGATTGTGTCAGGTAGGGAAGGCATCAGCCTGAAGCAAGCCGACTACCTTGTATACTACAACATTGACTTCAGTGCTACAAGTTATTGGCAAAGCAAGGACAGAATGACTACAAAAGATAGACAATTTAACCAAGTTTTTTGGATATTTGCAAAGGATGGAATAGAGTATGACATATATAAAGCAGTAACCAAGAAGAAAGATTATACTTTAAAACATTTTGAAAAAACATTTTTATGATTAGATGTGCTTGTGTAAATAGTAAGGACAGACCTAATGCGATACCAAAAGATAAGTGGATTAAGAAGGGTGAGATATACACCATCGTGTTCGCTATCGTGGTACTACCTCAGAGGGAGCTCGGCTTACAGCTTGATGAGATAACGCTTGATGAGAGTTGTGCACCATACGAATACTTCTTAGCTAATAGGTTTGCGTTTCTTAATGATGACCTATATAAGTTGCAAGAGTTTATAAGGGATTGTGCAAGGGTTAATATGTCCATAAAAGAATTAATGAAACAATCAAATATTTTAAACCATGCCTGATATAACACTATGCCCGGGCAATAATTGCCCACTAAAAGAAACTTGCTATAGGTATAAAGCTGAACCAAGTGATTATCAATCTTACTTTATTGATACACCATACTATTCAGGGATATGCGAACATTATTGGGAGATAGAAGAATCAAATTCTAATTAATATGATAATAATTTTATTTTTAACTTTAATTTCAGCAATAATACTTGGGTATTATTTAGCAAAACTTCACGAAGGTGATGACCCATTTTTATTTTAAAACTATGAAACAACAAACAGCAGTAGAGTTTCTATTATCAGAATTAGATATAGCTAAATTGATTGAAAGAGAAAAGCTAACTATGGCAGCAGAAGTAGTAAGACAATCCAAAGCAATGGAGAAAGAGCAAATAGAAAAAGCCTATGTAGATTCCCATATTTACTCACTTGATAGTGAACAATACTATAATTACAAATATGGAAAATAAACAAACTGCAATACAAGGATTTATAGAAGCATTAACAAGTAATGGTTATGTGATTATCAATCAAACATTGATAGATACTTATTTAGCAATGGAGAAGGAGCAAATAATAAATGCTCATGATAATGGTAAAAACATATTGCCTCCAAATGAAAATGGACAACAATACTACAATGAAACTTATGACAAATGAAAAGAGAAGTACTACTTAGAATAAGAAGGGAGTTTACTGAAAAGGAAAAGTATAACATACTTATGGAAGATTACTTCAATATGATTAGGAAGGTTTCTCACATGGAAGAGTTGCAACAAAAGTATAACGACCTGCGTGAGCAACATAAGAATCTACAATCAAAGTATACTAAATTAAAAAACAAGTATGAAAAAAAAGATTCATGTGAACCAACACAATATCAGGTCTAATAAAACAAAAGGTACAGAGCTACCGGTAATTACAATAAAGCAAGGAAGAACAAACACCTATTGTAATGAGGTTGAAATATTGGGACCATCTAAAGTTGTTTACTCAGGATTTGGATGTGATACCAAGGCGATACTTTCTTGCGGTGCAAGGGTTGTTATAGAAACAGATAGTGAAATTAAAATAATATCATGATGAGAGACAAGATACTTGACGCACTGATTGAGAAGTATAAAGAGAGAGCTGAGAAGGGTCAGCTTAAATATGGAACGACACTTGACAGAGATGACCTACAGCTTTTGGATTGGATTAACCACGCACAAGAAGAAGCAATGGACTACTGTCTATATTTAGAAAAAATAAAACAAATGTTAAAACATGAGTAGACTTTACGATTGGGTGTTTCACTACAACCATTTTACAGAATTGTGGCATGCTGTCCCAAGAGAAATGTATAACAGGTATTGGGACAATGATGACATTAAAGGTGTACTTAAATCAAAGGATATTAATACACTGATTGAAATAATAACAAAAGGTATAAAGGTTAAATGACTGAACAGCAGATACAAAGCAAGAGGATAAGAGAACTTGAGGCTCAAGGATATTACGTTATTAAACTTGTTAGGACAAACAAGAACGGCATACCTGACCTTATCGCAATCCCAAGGGATAGCGATGTGTTGTTCTGCGAAGTTAAAAGACCTGATGGCAGACTATCTAAATTACAAGAGTACAGAATAAAAGAATTAAATCAACATGGAATCAACACAGAAATTTATCGAGGAGAAAAAGAGTGACATAGATACTTTAAAAAATATAATCGAGATGGTAATGTCAGTAGGTTTAATGGAGACCAATAGGAAAAGATGTGTTGTTGAGGCACGTATGATGTATGCATACATACTAAGAGAGCTCAACTACTCTTTAAGCAGAATAGGAATGTCTCTAAAGAAAGACCACACCACAATAATACACTACCTAACTGCCTTTAGAAAACTGCTTGAGACTGACAAGGAACTGCTTAGAAACTATCATAAGTGCAGGGACATGTTCATGGAAGACAGGGACCCTGAGCTTATTAAAAAAAGAGATGACCTAAAGAGCGAGGTCTTTAGGTTGAGTACAAAATTAGAGGTGATGATGATAGAGAATAAGAATTTACAAACTGAAATTAAAAAACTAAAAGAGGAATCAAAGGTGGGTAATAAAAGATTTAACAGAGTAATAAAGTTTATGGAAGAGAACGTACCTATAGGTCACGAATTTATATTTGAAAGAAAAATAATAAAGATGTTCGATGAATAACAAAGAAAAAGAAAGAGCACGCAGAATATCCTTCATGACCGAAGGCTTTCACATATCAATAACTACTATATATGAAAACTTAGTAGACAAGGAATATGTTGAAGCAAAGAAGGATATAATTGATTTATTAAGAGACCTACGACAGGTAATAAAAATAATGGAAGACGATGACTTTTGAAACAGACCAAGACAAGCTAAGAGAAAAGAAAGCAATCGAAACATTCGTGAATGTGTTCAATGGTTCATTTAAGAAGTTGGACCCGCACGATGTAGACTACAAGGTGTTCGACAAGGAGAAGAATCTTATAGCATACGTAGAAGTTAAGGGAAGAAACAAAACCATAAGAGATGCGTACCCCTTACCAATATCAGTAAAGAAACTGATTAAGCTCATAGACAAGAGGCTGACACCCGTAATAATATGGGCATGCGAGGATGGTATTATATATGGAAAGGCTGTTAATCTTGTGGGTCAAATCAAGTGGGGAGGGAGGGCAACACGTGAAGGTTCCTTTAATGATGTTGAGGTGATGGCTTACTACGACAAGCAAAAAGAGTTCAAGTATGTAAGATACCTATAGGCTACCATCTTGTAGTGGTTGTTCTTTATCCTCTTCAATTCTTCTGTATCTCTGATGCCATAGAGTGTTGCATAGTGCAACACTTTTTTTTATTACATCCTCCTCGCTGTCATTCTCCCACAGCAGGTGTATACATTCGTGTATCAATATCTCTAATGCTTTCTTTCCTTTTAGCCTGCTGTCTATATACACGGTACCGTTGGAGTCTGCCAAACCCCATGCCTTTTGCTTTCCCAACTTAGTATATTTAACTTTAATTTTCACCCTTGAGTTCAATTAAATCCATGCGTTCCCAATCGCTTGGCTCTATCTTGGTCTTGCCTCTAACCTTTGCAAGCGCCCTTCTATATATCTCTTCCTTCTTCTGCAGTTCAATTAACTTAGCTAACAAGTAGGACTCCTGTTGTTCAAGACTCATCTTTTCTAATTTTTTAGGTATCATTTAGTATCTATTTTACTTGTAAATTTACCACAATCGTTGCACCTATACTGAACTCTTGATGAGCCTGAGGCTGTTGTTATCTTTTGGTTTATGACCAAGTAGTCAGAGCCACACTCAGGGCAATTACCTCTGTCTCCACCTATTAAAGCACCATAGTGAGTCTTAGCTGCGATGTGATTATTTATTTCTTTAAATACTTTCTCAAGCAAAGTAACATCTTTTTTGCAATAGGCTATCATCTTGCCCATTGCTTTTTTATCATTATTCAAAACAATCTGTCTCCATAGGTCAAAGTTTGTTTTTATCTTTTGACCTATACCCAAGTAGTCTGCTATGTAGTTTAGTTTATTTGAGTTGAACTTAAACTTTCCCCTCGCTATCTTGAGTGTATCTATTACTGTATACCTTGGAAAGACTTCTATCCTGTGGAACAAACACCTTGTCCTAATCCAAGCAAGGTCGAACCTATCACCGTTGTGACCAACCATTTCAGATGCTTGGTTTGCCACCTTAATAAATTTCTGAAGCAGTGCCTTGTCTGATTGCTTTGCATCCCAATGTAGTTCGTGAACCTCCTTTTCTCCCTCCCACTTATAGCAGATACAAATGATAGCCCGTTCCTTTATTATATTAGAATAGTCTATGTTCTTTTTGTATCCTGCCTCCCAAAAGAAACCAATATTAGGAGAGGTTTCTATGTCGAAAAATAATCTTTTTCTTTTTAAATTCATTTTGTTGAATTTACCTGTACATATCCTCTTTTATTTGCTTCTTTATTTTTTCTTGTTCTCTGTTTATTTCTTTCTTCATTTGTTCAACGTCATACAATGAACCACCGGGACCATACAAGTCGTTATACATATCAGGGAAGTACTTCTTCATATCTTCTTTACTCATCGAAGACCCTTTGCCACCCGTACCCTTTGTCTTCTCCAAGTCCTTGTACAACTCAGCGTTTACTATTTTATGTATGTCTTTATATAACGGAACCATACCAATGTTACCAAAGAACTCAAGAGGAACACGGATGTTCTTTTCTTTTTCGCTACGCTCAATCGCCTCTTCTTCCTCCTTTGGTTTCTCAAGTGCCTTCTTTGCAATAAGGTAGGCTGTCTTTGCAGAAGGAGAGAACGGACCCATCATATTAAATAGTATCTGTTCAGGCTTTCCTTGCTTGTCTATTGGCAGTACACTGTATTGTATTGCGTCCTTGTATGGGTCGTACTCTCCCTCTCTTAAAAAGTCAAGGTACTCTTGGTTCACTTTCTCAACACCATAGTTTACAAGCGTCTTAGTAACGTTACCAAAGTCACGACCAAGAATCATTGACGAGAACGCAGACGCAAGTGCCTGACCAATTTTTTGGTAGAAGCTTTTCTCATCCTCTTCTTCATCATCCACAAACAATCCTGTCATAGCCGAGCCTAATACATTTACCAATAGTGTATACAACACCATCCTTGCGGTAACACCTCCAAGCAATGCAACTCCCTGCTTCCTTGATATTTGCCCGCCCTTCATTGCTGCCATTATACCTGTTCTTGCAGTAACATATTCATAAATCAAGAAGGTTGTCATAAAGTTATTGAACCTATTAAATGCCCTAATGAATCCACTCTGATTAGGTTTTGATGTGCCCTTTAAAATACCCATAAAGGCATTGTCTGTTGCACCCATTAGAACACTCTTCTTGTCTGCAACCAACGTAGCCTTTTCAAGATTTTCTTTGTTTTCTGACATGTAGGCTTCATCATTGTTTGCAATCTTATCAAAGTCAGGATTGGTTCCTGTAAGATTCTTGAACTCATTTGTAAACGCACCAAACCAAACGGGACGCATTGTTATTTTATCAGGAGTGGATATGAGTGCGTCTGCTGTAAGCTCAACAGCATTTGTATACTTGCCCAATGAAAGGTTATATATCTGCTGTATCTTATTGGCAACATCATTCTTGGCTCTGCTTCCTTTTACACCAACAGCATCACTCATCACAGATGTGTCAATCATTTTACCACTAAGCGTGTGATTGGGGAACAACCTATTCATCTGCTTACTGTTCAAATTAAATACAGCCTTTGCAGCATCAGAAGAAAATATAAACTTCTTCATTGATGCACCTGTAGAAAAATCTTTTGGTGCAACTATCGTAGCAAATGCTACGTTTGATGTAAGCTCAGACGCAAACCTTGGGATACTTGCAAGCACAGCTCTATATCCTTGCTTAGAAATATAATCAACAACATCGTCAGCAAGTGATGTTGACATGAATGCATTCGTCAATAAATTTTCTGTAGCCTCATCAAACGCACCTGATATTGCATTGAAAATATCACGCTGTTTTTTATCAGCCTTTCTCTCCTTTAACAACCTTGATGTTTCGTTGATTGTTTTTCTTGCTGTACGTATTGGCTCGGTAAGATAGTAGTCCATTAACACAAACTTAGCACCACGCTGCGTAGCTGCAAACACATCAAAGTTTAATGGGGTAGCCTTACCTGTACGAGTAAGCAATGACTTCGCTCTTGTAGATGGTCTTAATGTATTTGAATAAGTATTTAAAGATGACGCTCCTGTTATATCTTCCTGCTGACTGTCGTCAAGCAATGCATAGTGGTGAACGTAATCTGTCAGTGGAGAAATTTTATCACCACGTATAATAGCCGATGTGTAAACAGCCTTATCACGCATGCTATCATTGATGTCTGATATTTCTTTTATTGCAGACTTCTCTGCTGAGTTAAATGAGTCATATAGTTTCTTTGCATCTATCTGACCATCTGCATTTGAATACTTCTCTTGTATCTCCCTTAGCATCTCAACGTCTCTTTCAGTAAAGCTTGACTTCCCATTTTCAATGTGGTCAATTGTAGACTCAAGAAACTTAGAAGCCGGGTTAACCTGTTTGTTATTGGGGTTGGACTCAAACTCACGCTGAAGCAGATATGCCATCATCTTATACTTCGACATTGTCGTCTTGTTAGCGTTCATGTTAAAAGACTTAGCAACCTTTAACTCCGCCTCCTTTAACCTCTTGGCTATTTGCTTTTCTGAAAATGCAAACTTGGCTTGTGCCTCTGCAGCTTTTTCAAACAATGAATTAAATATTTCCTTTGTATTAAAGTTGCCAAACACTTGGTCAATATAATACAATGGGTTCCTCCTTATGAGTTCAGAAAAGTTTTTATTCTTTGTAAACAGCGACTTAAATCTTGCATAAAGATTTGAAAAAGGGATAGGCTTTGCATTTGATATAGCCTTGTCAAGAACAGCACTGTTGTCAAGTGCGGTTATTCTTTCGTAAAGCAATTGAGCGTAATGAGGTATGTACCCATTATTTATGTTGTCAATTACTTTTAAAAGATTGTTCAGCTCTCTAACGCTTAACCTGTTTAAGTTCTTACTATTTAAAAGTTTAGAAAGATTCTTTGCCAAGTCACGCTCGTCTTTTGTTGGCAAATCATCAGCGTTTATCTTTGATGAATTTATTTGTTTTATAACATTTTGTTTCTCCTCTTCAGTGGACTCTTGCTCAGGCTCAACCTCCTCTGATACTTCTTCCTGATACTTCATCATCACGTCAGCTTCCTTCTCGTCAATCTCTTTATTGTCGAGCATTGACTTTACTGTTTTGGAATAATCCAACTTGCCATCTTCTTCTACTTTATTTTGAGAAGACTTCATTCTGTCAGCCAACTCAAGGACCTGTGACTGTTCAGCATTTATTTCGTCAAGAATTTCATTTACATCCTTTATTACCTTCTGCTTTTCCTCAAGGGTCAACACTGCCTTTCTCTCACCAAACATGTTAACCAACTCGGAATACCTGTCGAAATATTTCTGAGGTATTAGTGTTGGATTAATTGAAAATAATTTCTGCAATGGGACCATTAAGCCATCTGCTATACCAATTTTAGATACTATGTTTTTCTTTGCAGACTTTAGCTTTGAATTGACCTCACTTATTTTTTGTGCGTATTCAGCATCATTAAATACCTTGGTCATGTAGTCTACAAACTTAGACACAGATACTTCGTTTAACATATTAACCTTTCCAAACCTTGCAATAATATTTGCGGCTTGCTTAACGGTTATCTTTCCTGTGTCAGCCAATGCTTTTATCTCTTTAGCTAAATCATTAGCGGCATCCTTTGACAGCTTCCTTATCTCACTTATTATTTTTAACTTATCTTTCCTTGATACATTGGTTATGTCTTTTAACGCTCCAAGAATCCTACCGATAGATGGTGCACGTCTTGGTGATACTCCCATCTTACCACGAGCCTCACGCTCCATTATCTTTTTCTGTGCGTCATTTGCGTTTTGGTATACCTCAGAGTTCCTGACCAACGTATCTACGTTGCTTGTCATCCTACTCTGCTCAGTACCTCTTGCTGTCTGACGTTGTATCATCTCATCAACCTTGCCCATCAGCTCGTTGAAACCATCTTGAATAGGAGCAATGTTTAGTATATCCTTAACTGAATCCTGAGAGATATTATTATCAGCAGCCACTTTCCTTATTGCATCACGCAACTTCATACCACCCTTGACTAATACTTTTGCAGCTTTTATTACTACTTGAACTGTGCTTAATGGTATAGCAAGAAGAGCTTCATTGGCTCCACTCCTTAATCTTTTTGTAATAGCTTTATCAACACTATCAAGAAAGTTAAAGACAACATTCATATTGTCTTCATTAGATACATCTAAATCTAAGACTTCGTCAATGCTTTCCCCTCCGGCAATTCCTCTACCCAATTCGGTATCGACTGTTCCCAAAATTCCCTCGGAGCGTCCCCGTAAATTAGATAAAGAGCTAATCCTTTGTTTAGCACGTAATTCCGCTCCTTGGCGAATTGAGTCACTAATGATTTGAGTTGTAATTCCTCCTGACTTTCCCCACTCAGGGTCTCCACTTCTGTTTCTTGCAATGAGTTCTGTTGCTCTTTCATAAGCTGATTTTTTGCTTGTTCTTGATTCGGATATATAATCGAATATTTCTTTTTTCTTTGATTCTGTTCTGTTCTTGTCGTTAATACCAACACGCTGTGCTTCCCAAGTTATTGACTGCATTTCCCTTGGTAGTATTCCTGCTATTTCAGAAGCCCTTATGTAAGCTTCTTTTACCAATGCGTATGTCGGCTCAAGACTTCCGTTAAATAAACCAAATCCGCCTGCATCATTTGCTGATATTGGAGAATTCAAAGCTGCAGATAAAGCGTGAGTGTCTGCAGTTACGTAAGGAGTTTTTGAATTAGGGTCTACAATATTATTATAAAAGTTTCTAACCTTATTGCCGTTGCCTAAGTTTTCGTTTATGTTATTTACATCACCGTTTCTAAAAATATTTATTGCTTTTGATATTTCAGCTTCTGAGTTCCATCTTACAGGTGTTTTATCAAATCCAATAAATGCACCTGTTGGGTCTGTCATTGCAACTTTTGGAGAATTTAATGCTTGGTCAAATGCTCTTAATATAGCAGCCTGAGTAGCTGTACTTTGACCTAAATTATTTAATTCATTTATAGAGACCTCTCCATACTGTTTAAACAAATCAGCTATATCATTTGCATACCCGCTTGGCTCACCACCTCTTGAGTTATACTCAACAGCTTTGTCAACAATATCTTGAGTCAACTTAGTGTCAGCATATTTGGTCATTACCTCTATGGTTCTTTCAGCAACAGAAACATTATTAAACCAATCATTCTGAGGACTAAGTGCAGCTATTATACCACCAACCTGTTCTACAGATATATTATATTTATTAGCAATTGCATTAGCCATTCTATTAGCACCGACATACCACTCTTTACTATTCTTTATAAATTCAGGAGTAAGTGTATCATACAATGCTAATAGATTCTGAGACATTACGTCAGTAAAATCAGACAATATTCTTTTAGCAACCTTGTTTATATCCTTTTTAATCTTTTGCTTTTGCTCTGTTGCCTGCTTGCTTGCTCCTTTTATATTTCTATACTCTTCCCTAAGTGAAGATATTTTCTGATACAATGACTTGTTTATATACGGCAGTTTAAATTCTATTTTCTGACCGTCTTTATTATAACTGATTTGACCTGATGCAAGATTTGCAGCCACACTTACAACACGACTATTAGGTGCGTGTTCATTATCAAAAATATCATTAGCACTATAGTCTTCCTTATATCCTTTTTCTGTTTTTACTGTTGGATTATTCTGTCCTTTAACAACATTCTCTTGTCCTGTTAGTTTAACACCAACACCTTCCGCTTGAAGGTCAGAAACTATACCTTCTTTAGACCTGTTAATTGCTTCAGTTAATTTATCTTCAGGTATATTATTATCTTTTGCTACTTTTCTTATAGCATCCCGAAGAATCATTCCTCCTTTTACTAAAGCTCTTACTGCTTTAATAGCTATTTGTATTGTAGATAGTGGTATGGCAAGTAATGCATCATTAGCTCCACTACGAAGTCTTCTGCCTATTGCAGCATCCCCTCTGTCGAGTGCGTTTAATACCCTCTGCATATTATCCTCATTCTCTACATCCAAGTCAAGCATTGCGTCTATCGAAGCAATATCCTCTGCAGTCGGTCCTTCTTCAGGTACTGCAGGTGCCGTAGGTTTAGGCTTCTTGGCAGCAGCTTTCTCAGCAGCCTTGGCTTTCTTTGCAGCTTCCTTTTCAGCAGCCTTGGCTAATATTTTAGCTTCTCTGTCAAATTCTTTTTTTCTTATTTTATTTGCCTTTTCAATTAGTGCCTTCTGAGCCTCTGCCTTTGTATCAAAGTCTTGCCTACCAACCTCAGTTCCATTTTCATCTTCTGCGTTCCAACTAACGACACCATCCTCGTCAACAATTTTAACCAAGTTACCAATTGAATTTCCATCCTCGTCATTCAATGAAACCGATAGCCTTGATATGTATTCGTACTCCCTTCCATTGTCGCCCGTCTTGAAATCCGTTTCATAATCTACAGCATTGTCCCTTGTAAACTTATCATGGCTTACACTCTCTTCAGTTATTGGCACGTACTGCTCCTCCTCAACAACAGGAGCAGCCTCTACAACAGGAGCAGCCTCAACGACAGGAGCTTTGTATATTGTAAATTGGTCAAAGTCTTCTCCTCCACCCGGAGCTTCTTGATAATATTTAAAATCTATATTAGCTAACTTGTCTTTATATTGTCCTAATATTTGATTGACTACTTTATCTAAGTTTGATATTTTATCAAGTGGGATAGAATCACTAAGGTCAACTATGTCTCCCTGCTTAGTATACACAAACAATTCAAATCTCCTATTACCATTCCTTCTTCTTGGTATAGAACGAACAGCATCCTTTATTTTTTCTTTTATCTTATCTGAAATCTTAACAGGTCCTTGAGCTACAGCAGATGCAACCTCCTGTGTCTTTGAAGACACTGTTGGAGCTATACCAAATATAGTGTCAACATCTTTAACCAATTGTGACTCTACATTATTTCGCTTATCACTATTGTATGCATTAATTAATTCTGTAATATTTGCAAATTGTGATAATGGGCTGTTCGGGTCTAACAGTGATTTGATATTTGTCAAGGCATCTTGTTTGCTTGCCTGTTCTTCATTTGCCCTGCTGCCAAAAGTAAATCCAAAAAAGTCATTTAACTTTTTAATTGCCTTATTTGCCTTTGCAGTTGATGTTCTTTTCTCGCTTGTTGTTTGACCAACAGGAGCTTGAGAATAAGCTGTAGTAAAGTTCTCTACTAAATCATTTAATTGAGTAGCCATCCCTTCGGGAACTTCCTGTGTCTTTGAAGACACTACGGGATTATCTTTGAGGTCTGCTTCCAAATCAGCAATGTCTTGCTTTAATGATTCTATTAAATCTTGTGATGACTTCTTTGCTTCTTCGGGACTTCTTCCTCTTTCAATATCATTTTTTTCAGACTCTCCTGACTCAACCCACTTAATCAAATCTTTACTACTTTGTAATGCCGCAAGCCTTGGGTCTTGGTCATATAGTTCTTTGTATTGGTATCCATATTTTTCAGATGAAGCAGTCTCATCGTAAATAATATATTCCAAATTGTCCTTAGCCCTTATCTTATCTCTTCTTTGCCTAACAGTCTCATCAAAATCTTCTAAGGTTTTCTTGGCTTTATTATATTCTTCTATTGCAGCTTCAACATCATCAGCACTACCTATTCTTTTTTGTGCATAAAATACTTCATCAGAAAGTTTACTTCTTTGGTAATCCTCTTCTATTTTTTTATTTCTTAACTCCTCTCTTTCTTTTATCTTTACTTCTTCTTCCGGGGTGATGACTTCTTCGACACCTTCTGTGGTAGTGACTTGAGGTTCTGCTTGGGGTTTTCCTTCCTCCACTTCTTCGCTAACTCCGGCTCCTGACTGTACAGATACTTCACCTGCTGCTTGCTTTTGAATGGCATTTTCTTGTATGGTTTTAATTTGTGAACGAATAGCAGCAGCCTTATCCTTGCCTGACTGCGTTTTATTATTTTCAAATTTCTTTAACTCTTTCTCTAATTCAACAAGAGTATTTAAACTTTCTTCATCAATATCGGGATTAGCTTCTTTAACTTCTTTCCTTATTTGATTAGTTACAACTACATCTTGTATTTTATTATTATAACCCTTGTTGTCATTCTTTATTTCAATATTCATTTTTGAAATATCATCAGGTGTGCCCACCCTTAATATCTCCTCAATGTCTGCTTCAGTTCTATTCTCTCCATTAACCTTATACACAGGCTTTTTCATAACCTCTGACACAATATCAATAGCTGCTGATGGTGTCTCTGATATACCTTCAAGAGCAATCTCAGACACGTCTAATGGTTGACCTGCAACTATTCTACCTGCTGCCTCTCCAACTGAACCGCCTACTCCTTCTATACCACCACCTGCAAGACCTGCCTTTACTTTTGACGCAGCAGTATTTCCAAGCATTTTTGCACCAACCTTTCCCGCAAGCCTACCTGTCATGGCATCTATTATACCAATAGTAGCACCTCTTGCTGCTGACTTAACTCTTATTTCAGATAATGCTTTATCATCCTCAAGTATTTTCTTTACGTTTTCTTCTGTAAAGTCAAGTCCTTTTTCGTTTAATTTATCCTGCAATAGTTCTGAAAATGTAAGACCTGTCTCAAGTGTTGTTCCGGCAGCAGCCATTGCATAAGGTGCAGATGCTATAGCTGCAGGTGCCGCTCCTGCTCCTCCAAACAGTGCTCCTCCTGCTGCAGCTCCACCAACAACCGTACCTGCAGATGCTAATGATGTTGGGTTTACCATTGCAGTATATGAACTCATAATAAGTTCAGGTATGGCTCCGGGATTTTTAACCAATCCTTTAAGCACACCAAATATACCTTTACCTTCCTCCTCATAAATCTTTTGATAATTCATCATCTCATCAGAAGGTCCTGCGTTTTGCATTGCCTTAGATGCTGTGACAAATTTTTGTATTGTTTCAGGAGATGCATACTTGCCACTAACCATTAATTGATTTGATGGAGTAACAACAGCACCTTGCCTTCTTCCTGCGTCTACCGCCCTACCCATATCATCAATAAAGTCTCCAACTCCAAATGGTGATACCAAGTCCATTACTTCTAATGCAGCACCAAATTTTCCCGTAAAGAATGGCTTTTCTTTTGGAGTCTCGTCTATTGGGGCAACAGGCTTAGTAGGTTCGGGTGATACCGATGGACCAACTGCCGAAGGAAATTCCGTAAAATCTTGTACTTTTTCTGCGGGTAGTGGACCGACTTTTTTTTTAACAGGCTCTTCTACTGCAGGTGCTGCTTGAGACAGACCCATCAGTGCCTTATAATCTTCAATAGGTTTCTTGTATCCGTTCTGTACAAATAGATTGTATGAGTCATCTAAAGCCTGCGTGTTTGAGGCAATTAGTTTTTTGAATTCATCTATCGACTTGTTGTACCCGTTCTGTACAAAAAGATTATATGAGTCTTGTATCGCCTGTTCGTTCATTATTCAAATTTAAGAATTAATAACCACTAATTCTGTTCTTTATACCTGCATCTTGTTTATTAGAAGATGATTTACTTTGTTCATCAAATACCCCTGTCTTCATAAGATTGCTTAAGAAAAATGCCTTGTCTTCCATTTTTGCTCCCGGTATATTTGAAAGTAAGAATCCTCTAACTTGTTCTAAAGCATTAGGACTTTCAATATCTATCTTATCAGACTTTACACCATCTTTATTTTTAATAACAATATATTCTCCTGATGGGTCGTATGGTGAACTTACGCTAAATCCTATTGCTTTTAACTTTGGTGCTAAATCCTTTACAGCAGTTTCTTCATCTGTAGTTGAAAAAGACGGTATATTTTCAGCTACATATTTACCATAAAGTGCACTCGGGTCTTGTGTTCCCGCACGACCTCCACTTATTCCCTCCCAATCAATTCCTTGATTTCCAAATATATCTTTAGAAAATCTTGAGTATTTTCTTGTGTCGGTAATACCATGTAGCTCTGTTCCAAATGCAGCCCATTCATCTCCTGATACGGTGCGACCTGTCTCATCGTCAATAATTTTAAACTCTCTATTTTTAGCCTTATCAGCATATATGAGTTTTACACTTTTACCATCCTTAGTATCAATGTCAATTAAACCTTGAGCTATTGCACGTGGAGAACCAAGTATACCTTGTTTAGCTGCTGACTTGCCACCTGTTGTTGTAGCTGAATAGAATTGCTGCCAAAGATTAAGTGCATCTTCCTGTTCTTTTTCCTTGTCTCCTCTCTCATATAAAAATGATGGAGCATATTCCTTACGTGGTTGGAAGAATGGCTCGACCTCAGTCTTCTGCTCAAGCATGCCACGCAATTTATTTTTGGTATATTCTTCAGCGTTTTTATATTGCTCTCTACCATTTTCGGTAGACTCAAAGTCAGGCTGAAATATTCCCTTCTTATATGTCCAAAGAACAAAGTGAGAGCTTGAAGCAGCCTCAGTTTCGTCAGTAGTTACCTGATATGCCTTGCCTGTCTTAGGGTCAACACCACCTGCCCAATCAAAAAGAACTGAAGATATATTAAAAGGGTTTGATAATTGAGCTTGCACTATTTTATTCTCAAGACCAATATATGCGTCAACAGCTTGCTGCCCTTCTTGTGCTAACCCTTTCCTAAGTGTTGGGTCAGTATATTTAGTTAAAAATCCTGCCTGAGTAGAACTACCTGTTTTGCTTACAAATTCTTTAACCACATCTCCCATCAACTTAGACTCAGCTTCTAATTGGTCATTAAGCTGATACTTATTAATTTTTTCTTTTATTCTATTTCTAAGTTGGTTTACAGTCATATAGTTATTAGAACCCTCAGCAAGAACCCTAACACCATCTTTTCCCGTTGTCATCTTACCAACATTGATAGCACCCGTTGTTGGGTTTATTAATGCCTTTGTTTCATTAAGATTAGCAAACCCTTCAACCATTGCCATGAATTGAGTTTCAGACCCTGAAGAGATTCCATCTGCTCTTCTTTTTTGTTTCTCATCATATTCAGCTTGATATTCTTTGGCAAGATTGAAAAGATTCTTTGTGCCATCCACTGTGTTTTGACGAATTAAAGCATAGTCTTTTTCTTTTAACTTTCCTGACTTAAACAGTCTGTCAGTCATAAGTCTATAGCTTTGCATATCACCTGAAAAGTCAGTCGTCCACTTGTTTACATCATCAGCATTTCCTTGTGGAGCATTTTCTAATTCTTCACCAAACTTACGAGATGCCTCATCGAGAGCTGCTTTCTTTTTTTCACGTGTCTCTACCTCTTTACTGAGCATGTCAGTAATATCCTTCCCAACTTGGAACCAATTTATTTGGCTATCAGCCTCCCGCTCAGCATATTTATAAAAAGTTCTTGCCATTTATTTTTTATTTATTGAGGTCCATAGTTAGTTTCAAATGGAGCTACTTGAAATGGATTTATTGAGAATGGTGATATTTGTCCTGCAGAACCAAATCCTGCTTGATTCATTGCTCTTAGGTTACCAACATCTTGCTTAATCATGTAGTCTTGGAACTGCATTGGATTCATAGCACCAACACCTGACATGTCAATACCAAACCCATTAATTTTTGACATAGCTTGTTGAAAGCTTAATGGATTGCCACTTGCGTCTTTAAATTGTGAACCCAATGTTCCTTCTTTTATAGCCCTATTATACCCCTTTTCAAGATTACCAAATTGCCTTGTGCCTGCTGTCTTTTGGTACAGTGGGACAAGGTTCATTACTTGCTGACCTATACTTGCAACACCTTGTATGCCTTGAGTTGTTGCAGCAGCAGAAGCTTTTTGAGCTTGAGCCGCAGCATCCTGAGCACCTGCTACCTCTGTCAAGTTAATGCCTACTCCCATATCCCTCAACCTGCTCTCTTCTTGTGCTGTCAACTTTTCAAGTCCAAGCAATTCTTGACCCATTGCAGAAGCGATTTGTCTTTGTGCTTCATTCTGAGCCATCTGAACACGACCTGCTGTAGCAGCAATACCACGCTCGCTTTCTTTTCCCGCCTCAATAAGCTGTGCTCCTGAAGAAAGTGCAGCTTCACGCTCAAGCTCATACGGTTCTTTTTGAATACCTAATTGCTCATAATAGTTCACATCAAGCTTTTTCTTTGCTTCTGCCAATGCTCTTTCTGCATCACTCTCAGCTTCACGCATAAGTTTATTTTGCTTAGATGCTTGAGCAAAAGACATTCCCGTAGTTGCTGCTGTTGTTGTAAGACCTATTACTGCGGCTGTTGTTGCAAATCCCATATTATAATACTTTTATCATTTCTCCTGTATACTCATCGCCCTTTATGTACCCTAATTCTTCGTAGGTACCTATCAGACTTTTGTTTTTAATTAAAGCATAACTATATTTATGCCCTGTATTTCTACATATATTGGTCAACTTGTTGACCAATAATGATATAGCTTCCTTTCTATTGCCACCCCTGTATTCCTTATTGGATATAATCCAATCTACCCATGCCACCTTTGAGTTGGTGGTATATATAAACCCCGCACATATAGGCTCCTCACCTTCAAAAACTATTATACCACCCTTGCCGTCATCAGGGAGAAAGTCTCTTTGTGGAGGTTCCCATCCCCAATCTTTCCACCATCCTACAAGAATGGTATCGTAATCGGTTTCGTTTAATGGTCGTATATTAAATTCCATTCTATACAAAATTAAGGATAACTTTTCATAATTTCTGACTCCACAGCAAACAGTTCAACCTTCTCAGTATTGCTGTTTTCAAGGGTAAATACGCAGTAGTGACCCAAGACTCCATGAGACTCAGCAACCGAGTTTTTGATGTACATTATATATGCATCATTTATTGGAGGAATTGTTGCACCAAATAAAGTTGTTGTATCAACTACTATATAGTTGTCACCCTGTGGATAATTAATTACAATGTCAGTCACCTCCCCAAATAAAAATGGTGATGAATAGGTTGGAGGCAGACAATAATAAACTATATCCCCAATACTAAGAATACTTCCTATGTCTATTGGAGTAGGAGTTATTTGAAAGTCTACTACTATTGCTGCTGCAGGACCCGACACGTTAAGGCTTCTACCTATACCATTTACCGACCTAAGTGGGTACTCGGCAGCAGAAGCGGGAACAGTTCCTGAATTTCTAACAAATGCAAACCAAGACTGCTCTTTCTTTTCAAACCAATCCAATTGTATAAATCCTGTATACTGAAGGTCTGTTATCATCTCAGCAGACCAACTGTCATCCCCTTCTAAATTTAGGGTTTTAAATAACTTATTTTCAAGAGGTGATACATTGAATACACTCTTAACCAATGAAGCAAACTGCTCTCCATAAAAATTATTTCTCACCTCATTTACATTATGCCTATAAAGATTTCCTCCTTTGAAGGTATAAAAGTAATTGTTCATCCCTATCATCCAATCAGGATAGAAAGAAAAGAATGAGGTCCATCCTTGAACACCTTCGCTATATGATAATGTATAATTCATATTATGGACAAGTTGTTATTGCAATTACTACACCATTTGCATCAACCTGAAGCAAGTTGCCTGATGTAGAAGCTGTTGTTTTATAATATCCTGCTCCTAATGGGAACTCTCCATTGGCATCCGAAAACACCAAGTCGTATATAAGCACGTTACCTGCAGAGCCCGTTACGTGAGCTACGTAATATGTTTGGTCTACAGTATCTGCACAGGCAGCAGTAGAGTCTACTCCAACTGTTGATGAGGCAAATGATGTTAGTGCAGCAGGGCAACTAACCTGTATATCAAATCCTGTAGTCACACATGGTCCAACAATTTTAACATTTAAAATAGATGGAGACGCTGCAGTTTTTGGTATAACCATTACGCAATTGCCCGGAGGATTTGCAGTAAGGTCCAACTGAGTGCTAAGTATTGTCACAGATTCTGTTCCACCCGATGGCACAAAAGAACCTCCTGAATAGTTATAAACATTTAATGTATGAGGACTTCCTGCAACAATACCACAATCATTACTTGAATCACCTATGTAAGTAGGTAAGCTTCCCAAAGCTCCTTCAAGCCATCCGTAAACGGGAGAAGAAACGCCATTATAGTATGTACTGTTATATGTAACAATTATACCATCAGGAACACTGAATGGGTCAAACCTAACAATTACAGCACCTGTCGCTGAACCCAAGTCTGTATCAAGATAATAAACACCCTGATTACCCGAAGCAGTTATAACACCCCCACAAGGAGTAGCACAAGATGGGCAAACTACTTGAGGAAGCAATACCCCTAATGATTGCTCTCTAACTATTGTACCGTCAGAATAAAACCCATCGGCAGCAAGTGTAGTTAAATACACATCACTATATATGGCAGTAGCTGTTGATAGCGATGGAGAGTCTAAAAAAAATGTTGAACTAATAGCCATTGTTTATATTTTATATTAAGTAGGTACTTCACATCCACAACACGCATCCTGCTCGTCAATATCTGAATAACACAAAGTTACTGCATCTCCCGTTTCTAAACATCCGCAACAAGCATCAGACTCACTAAATGATGAATAGCAAAGCTCTACAGGTAATGAGTTTCTGTAATCCCATATTAAGTACAGGTACTGACCAACAGAAGGGACCGTAAAGTCAGCGTAAAAATATGGAGCACCACCCGATATTGGAGTAGCTGTAGATGCAGCAGAAAGTAAACTTGATATGTCTACAGGAGTATTAGTATATAATGTATTACTTCTATAATACAAGAATTTGTCCTGAAGTGCATCAAATTCAAAGTCATCAAAGTTTATCTTATTTGAAGCAAGCCTCATAGTGCTTCCTGCAGGAGGAAATCCTCCCGTTCCCGGAGAACCACTAACAGCATTATACCTTGATACAAGTGGAGTTGCTGTCCCCGATGCGAATGTAACCAAAGAAGATTGAAGAGGAGATACAAATGCACCATCTGTATACCTATATTCATTGTGTATAAACTTACCCGCCTCAACATCGCTTGTTACACAAACCTCTATTATGGTAAGCTCATCCGACAAAGGACAATCTGCTGTAACCGTAACAGACACATCTTCTACGGCAACAACTTGAATGTCTGCTGTTTGTACTGTATTTGAATCTTTGTTTATTGTTAGAGTTCCTGATGTACTAACAATTCCTGATGTATATGTTACACCATTATATTCAACAGATATTTCAAAATCCCCTGTTAATAAAGGAGAAACTTCGTAATTGATATAAGAAGTACCTACAATAGGACCCAAGTCAACACAATAATTAACTTCTTCCTCAGCAGGTATTGTGAGTGTTTGAGAAACTCCACAATCAACACACACCTGTGGTTGAGGTATACCTATATTGTTTGTGCTTAGTACGTATTCATCAAGATATGGGTCATACCCACCAAGCTTTTGAGTTGTCAAGGAAGTAATGAACGTATCCCTAAACCAAGTCCTCATTCCGCTTTCAGATACCACCCTTATTTGGTCACTACTATATGAGTTACCTTTTATTTGTATAACAGCACCACGTTTCACGTCAGTAAAATACCTATCATATCCCCACTGAACATAGCTCTCAGGATTAAAACTGATACCGTATTTTTCTACTCTTGCTATTTGTGTTCCCAATACCTCAGGTACAGATGTAATTGCACCACCTGCTGCAGCATCTGAAAGTAAATTCTTTCCTGCCAATACGTAAGAAATCTTATCCTCTTGAAGAGTAAGCACATCTGTCTCTCTTCCGTCCATTTTATATATTGGACCAAAAGATTGTTCAAGATTTTTAAAGTTTAATAGACCTAAGTTAAACTCGTTTAGTTTATTTACGTTGGATTCAGTATTGTATATACCACTATATGTAATATCTGAAAACCTATCTGCCTCTTTATAATCCTGTGCAGATACAGACGTAACCCTGTTACCAAGATTAAATGTCTTACCAACTATAGAATCAAGTATCTTATAGCTTTCAGCTCCATTACCAAAACAAAAGCAGTTAAAGAACTCTGTGTCTACAATACCCGGTATAACTCCTGCTATGTTTTGATTTTGAACGTTACCACTGTGGTTTCCGTCATCATCAATTTCAAATGAAAGATTATTTTCAAAGAACACATCAGGCAATGCATCTTGTGGCTGAGTCTCAAATATTAATGTAGTCTCAGCTCTAAACACTTCTAAGCTTGCAATTATTGTTGACCTTCTTTTTTCTCTTGATAATACTCCTCCACACCTTACAGTACCGCTCAATATAAGAACAAGCCTATTACTGTTTGGGTCTCCTAATATAGTTGGGTATCTATAAAATCTATAATAGTTTGTTGTGGCACTTGTAGATATGTCATTGTTTGAAGAGGCTAATGTAGGGATGTATACATTTTCTATGTCAGCTCCACTTCCTCCAACGTCTTGTATCCCTTCTGTAATTACATTTTCAACATTCTCGCCATCCCACCAATCTTTCATATTAGGATAACTTGCAGAAGATACCAACGTTTTTTCTAATGTATATATTCTTTTTTCGCAAGCATTGTTCCCATCACCTGTACCAAGACGTTGAAACTTAAAATTAATTTTAATCCTACTTCCTGCAGGCACGTCATAGTCGACCCATTCATTTGCTGCGGTATCAAACCTATTCATACTATAGTTCAGAATAGGATAATCACCCGGAGTATTTTCGTCAACCTGAACGGTTCCCGGTGCTATTATAGATAACTCATCCTTTACAACTGCAAAGTTGCTTGGATTCATTTTCATATAAACACCTGACGGGACATTAATATCTACAGTAGGGTCAAGCTCACTTGGTATTGTTATAAAACCTTCAGCCTTTGATTCCTTTTCAAGAACAGTAGCATATACACATCCTGTTGTTGCACCTCCTGTGTCTGCCTTTACAATAAGCCTATCACCCGTTTCAACCTTTCTTGAATTTTCTCCTTCAAGTAAAAAGTAAACATCATTTGAGTTGGGGTCATTAAAAAATATACTGCTATAAATAACGTCATAGTTCTCTTCATCAGGCTTAATAACAAACTTATATCTCTTAGCCCAATATGGAGCCCTTTGTGTTGTAGGTATCGTTACCTGTATTGAATTCTTTGTACTTGAATTTGCACATGGTATATGTATTGTATTGTTTGGACTAACAAAAGCAGTAGATGCCCTGTTAAATTCGTCCATATAAACGATACCAATCTCATAACCTCTATTACTATGCAAGCTGCGAGGTGAATTTATTTTTTGATACGTCACCTCAGCAAAAGCAACAGAGTAATACTCATACACGTTAAATGTTGGAGCGGCAGTATTGTCAACGTATCTCATTGCCACAAACTGTAAACCTATAAGTTGACTTCCGGGGGTTGTAAGTACAGTTATTGGTTGACCGCCTGAGCTAATACCGCTTGCATATTTTGTAAGTGCATCCAAGTTTAATGGCAATGCATCATTAAATTGGTCAGTTAAAGTTGTCCCACCGGGAGTAAATGGATAAACAGGGTTTATATTTGATATTGTTCCTATAGCTTGCTGAAACTCTACGCTTGTAGCCAAGTCGTAAACAGAACTATAATCTCTATTTAATATAAATGAAAGTGTAATGTTTATGTTTTCAGATTGCTCTGTAGGCGGAGGCGTATCTCCTGAGAATGAATAATGATTAAGCCTTACTTCAGCACTTATAGAAGAGCCTGTTACAAGTTCTTTTCCTGTTAGGTCAAAATAAAGTATTGAATTTGGTATTGATTGAGCTCCATCTATATTGTAAGTTCCATTGCCTGTAGTGTCCACAAGCTGAGTTGTGTCTACAGATTCTGTAATTAAATTTGCGGTGTACTCAAATCTTACGGGTTGACCAAGCTTGTCTATCATGTCATACCCTTCAACATAATTACCATACATAAGCCTGTTGCCCATTATGGTTTGAGCTTTTGCAAGAAGGGGTACGTTGTCGTACAACCTCAATAACTCTGACTGAGGAAGAACAGTAAATATTTTACTATTTGTAAATACGTATGTGTAGTCAGTATTGTCAGCAAGTCCAAGGTCAGACTTATCAAGCTTTTCAATAACTTTAATTACATTGCTTTGAGCCTCCTTAAATAAAAGGTCTATTCCAACTACAAGTGGTCCACCTGAATTATATGTTATAATAGCAGAGTTTGCAAGGTTCACCATGCCTTCATTCAAAAAGCTGTTGATACTAAACTCAAATGCCTTTGGTATAAATGCAGGTTCTGAAAATTGAGATGTTGCGGTATACTCACCATCTTGGTATCTATACCTATAAGCAAAACATATATACCTTTCCTCCATAAAATTATCCTGCCCCCCTGTAACTATTGGCTGTACAGATGGTGCAGCAGTAGGTGGCTTCTTTATTACAAGAATAGACTCTGCTGAGAATTGGTCTATATTAAGTATAGGATTTGGATAGTTTCTTTTCCTGTTTATAAACCTTGGAGGATTGTAGTCGTCTGTAAAAAATATTAAATCTTCAACAATATCAACTCCTGTAATGAGATATTGTGGATTAAAATTAAGTGTTGTATTTACACCATCTCCATCATCAATACTAATAACGTGATACGTTAGTATGTTTGTGTTGGTGTTATATGACACAATCATATCAAGCTTTCCTGTGGCTCCTATAGGAAACAATGAGTCGTGAATAAACCAATATAGTGTTTCATTTGCACTATCGTCAATCGCACCTATACATCTTGCAAACTCACTTAATGGGGTCCCATCAATGTATGTAATTCTTGTTAATGGTAAATTACCTTTTGCGTTCTCAATAACACCTATTTCTGACTTCTCGGTAGAACCCATGCGAATATTAATAGCATCAATATATTCGCCATCGGGTATAAGGCGTTCATCAACAACCTTATTCATTCTACCTGCCGTAAAGTTCCTTGTAATATTTGCCATATTATTTTAGCCACTTGTCCATGCCACGTAGATTCATAAGAAGTCTACCCGGATGTATGTTACTCATTCTAATTTTAGCGTTTCTAAGTAAAGCACTCTTTTCTTTTCTTGCCCTATTAATTACGTATTCTTGTACACCCAACTTGGAGTTAAGAATTTCGTATTGAATATACGCATATATATACTTTTCAAATAATTTATTTACAGAAACATTTGCATCATTACCATTCTCCATACCATCTGATATATACTCAAGTATTACAGATTGGTTGTACATGTCTGAATTAAAATTAATAACACCCGCCTTCTTGTCAATATTGAATGTCGGGTTAAAGTTTGCTGTCTCAGTATTTAAACCATACCTTTCGCCAAGGCTATAATCAAAATACCAAACACCATTTACATCCCAACCGTATTGACCGTTATATCTGCTCTGAGGATTTAGGTATATACTTTTCTTAGTACCCCTAAGTCTATCGTAATCTATCTCAGAGTTTTCGGGCTCAAGCACATTACCATTTTGGTCAAATAATATATTGCCCTGTTGGTCCTGCAAATAGGCGGTTGATGAAAGGACTTGTATATTTTCGGTCAGTGGTCTTAGATAGCCATCTTTGTAAAGGTTGACTCTAACCCAATTCACGAAATCAGAGGGTAAAACATACCTGAGTCCATCATCAACCGTAAGTTCCAATACCTTTATTTCTTTAAAGGCATCATAATTAAGTTCTTGTATTGCACGTTTTGCATGAAACAATATCTTGTACCTCTGCTCATTGTTAACAAGAGAGTGGTTCCCCGAATACATCAATAAAAAATTATTGACAATATCATAAAGGCTTACATACTGATATGAACCCCAATTTTTATTTTCAGGAGTTACTCCATTATTTGTGTAATACTGATACTGAGATATATATGCCATAACTTATTATTGTTGCTGACTAAATGTTGGTTGTTCATGCTGCTCTTGTGCAACACCAAATTGTACAGGAGCCATCTCTCTTATAGACACACCTGCATATTGTAATATTTTCATAACTAATTTATACTCATCCTCAATTGGAACCTCAAAGTCTTGATAGTCAAGTTGAGATTGGTCAAATACAGGCTCGCCACTTCCAAGAGTAATATAGGTCCACTTAGGGTCTTTAGGATACCTGAAGTACTGTGCATCAACCTCATTAGGCAAGTTGATTGTAGACGGATAAACAGTCATCACACCACCCTCTTGAATGTATGCAGGATATGTTTCTGTTGGAGCCGTAAGAAGAGAGTTGTTCAACATGGTTATTTTGCTGTGATTAACCTTCTCAGCCTCTCCCATAAAAGTTCTTGTTATTCCTGATGCATCATAACAAAGAACTTTATTAATCATATAATAATCGTATCCTGTTGTAGATACAGATGGAACATAATATCTATTTTGCCCAACAGCTACTTGAGATAAAGAAGACGTGACAGAGAATATCTCTATCGCCTCTTCTAAAACTTTTTTTAAGTCTGCATATTGGGTTCCCGACATGCGGGCATTTTCCATATTTATAATCTTATTGTATGAGGAAAAGTACTCCTCAAAAAATTCCATCTGTGCTTGTTTTGCATACAAATTAAAATCAGATGGAGATATATATCCATAGTTATTTTTATTCAAAATAGATAATACCGTATTTCTAACTGAATTAATCATCTACGTTCTTTTTACAAAGATAAATAAAAAAAAGGAGGGTACAGAAGTACCCCCCGGACTTTAAACCATGAGACTACATAATCTAAGATATGCTGTTTTCTAACATTTTTAAAGCATCAATACCCTCATCAGTCCTTAAATAATTAGCCACTGAGAAGTATGGGTCTTCCCCATAAGGTACAGTAAGCATCTTCTTTTTATTTGATACCGTGTTGAACCACACCTCTTTGCGACCATTCCTAAACGTCAATAACTTGTTTTCAAAGAATACATGAACATTAGACTGAACCTTAAGCATTGGGTCGTTTAGCATATTTAAAAACCCTTTAGGGTCTTTTTTAGCATAAATAAGTACATCCCTTTTTAATTCTGCTGTGGTATACCTTGACGGGTCTTTACCAAAAAGAACTCTTGAAACTATTTCAAGTTGTTCTATACTAAGCTGACGGGCTTCAACCAATGCATCTACTTCAGCAGTAAGATTCTCAACCTCTTTTGTAGCATCTTTTTCATAATCAACCTCAACAAAGGTTCTCCCATTTAAAGGGTGATAATGAAGAAACTGCTGTAATACAGGGTTTGTTCTTTGAACTCTAAGAAATCCATTTTCAAATATAATAGGCTCCACAATAGCGTTACCATCTTGCTCATCCTCGAAAGGAGACTTTTGATTGATGGCATACCTAAGAGGTCTATTTACGTTATTCTCTTCATCAAACCAAAGAAGAGGGTATCTTTTATTATTTCGTGATGGAAGTGTGTAAGATAATGGAGCTGCTTCTCCTTTAAGTTTATATATCTTATCCGTTGATAACAAATTCTTTTTCATTTTATATAATTTGATTTAATTAAAAAATAAGGAGAGTGTCTTTAAAGACACTCCCCTTTTTTATATTTATGAACCGTAGCGGAACAACACGAAGTTGTTAGCACCAAGAGTACATACGCAACGCTCAGAAAGGAAGTTAACCTCCATTGCATCGAGGTCGCTTGTTTGAGCACCTCCGGCAGAACCTGTAATCCAAGTCTTATACCTTCTGTCTTCTGTTTCAGAAGCACGGTATCTAACATGAAGGAATGGTCTCTTAGCATTCTTGCCAAGGATTTGGTCGTACACGGTTGTTGAACCTGCAGGAACCAAAAGACCTGTTACAGTACCTGAAGCAGAAGCTCCTGTTGGAAGACCACCACGCATAGTTGGGTCATTCAAGTATTTCCAATCAGACTTGTAGAAGTCATAACCCCTACGGAACCCTGTAAATCCAAGGTTAAGAGCCATGTCCTTATCGTTTTGGAAAAGACCATAAGAAGTACCACCTGTACCGTAGCTGTTTTGAGCAGCAAGCATATCATCAATGTCAAAGCTGAACTGACGATTAACGAAGATTACGTTCTCTTCGATAGAACCTTGCTTGTCAAGACGAGAGATGATAGCATCGAAGTCAACCAATGTAGTTGGGTTACCGCCACCCCATACGTTACCACGGTCGTTAACAACGTAGAAGATACCTTCTGAACCTTTGTTACCGTAGATTGGGTTTAGGGCAGAGTTAGCAACACCTGAACCTGACTCAGCAGGAACAGCCTCAATCATTGCAGTCTCAAGATAATCCTCGAAACGAAGACGAGTTTCGTGCTCACTCTTTAGATACCAAAGATAACCTGTAGCACCATTCTCAGTTGTGATTTCAACCCAACCAATCTGTGCCATATCAGAACCGCTTACAGCGTATTTATCTTTGATGATGATTGGAGAGTTATCAAAAAACTCATCTTGAGCTTCAAGAGAACCAATCATTCCTACAGTTCCTTTTTTGAATTCAGAACCATAAATCCAAACAGAAAGTGTTGCACTAACTGCATAAGCTTGACCACCTGCTTCGTAGAAAGCAACATCAAACTCATTAGTTGTTAAATCTACTGATGTTACGATACCCTTGTTAGATATACCTGTAGCATTATCAGAGATGTAAACTGTCTGTCCTGCACGGATAGCAATAGCTGTAACACCTGCATCATTAACAGTGATTGTAGCTGAGTCATCACCTGCAACACCTGTTGTAGAACAATCTACATACTTAGTGTGAAGACGACCTTGTTCAGCCCACTTAATCATGTCTGAGTTAGAAGGCATTTCAGCACCAACCAAACGAAGGAAAGATGCTACTGTACGATTACCATAACGCTCGAACTCCTTCTCGTAAGTATCAGGAAGATACTGATTCAAGAAGTTAAAGTTGGTAATATAGTTTGTTGACAATGGGACCTGCTCCGCACTTGGCTGAAGCTGATACCCGGGATTTGGTAAAACTGCCATTTTCTTTAATTTTTAAATTGTTATATTTTTTTTATACTTCGTATTTTCAGACTCCTTCCTGAGTCCGGTGTCACCGATTTCACCTGCATTCCTCCCTTATTAATAACCTCAGGTGTTCTACGTTCTGACATATTTATATTTTTTGTCTTACGCATAACATCGTCAGTTGCATCTGCTAATCCTTGTTCATAAAAGAACTTAGCAAATTTTTCAGGGTTCATAGCTATTGACAAAGACTTATGGTATCCTGCAGCATCTTTAATCAAGCCATTGTCATCCAAAAACTTACCTATAAAGTTCATTGGATTTGATTGTGCTTTCTTTAGTTCTGCAGAGTCACCGGGAGAAAAAGTAATCTTCTTGTCGTTAAGATTGAATTCAAAACCTTTAAAGTCTTTACTAAAGACCTCGTCTGATTTTTGCTCAAACCATTTACGCTTACGGTCATTCTCCTCCTGTATCGTCTTTGACTGTTGGATGTATTGCTTATAAGCCTCATATTCTTCCTTTTCACTTTCAGAGATGCCTATCCCGCTTGACTCAAGCGGCAGCTTATACTTCTCCTTTTGTTCAGTAAAGAACTTTTTAGCTTCAGCAATAACCTTCTTCTTTGCTATTTTTACTTTTTTGATTTTTGACTCATCATCGATATCTTCATCGTATCTGTAGTCATCCATCAAAGCCTCAATGTCGTCTTCGTCAAGACCAACTTGAGTAACAGCAAGATATTCTTTTAAAAGACTATCAGGCTCCATAGTTTCAAAGTCCTTCTTCAACTTGAGGAAGTCTTCAAATCCACGACCTGTTTCTTTTTTATATTTCATATAAGCGGCTACATCTTCAGGGAGCGGCTCGCTCTCTTTACGTTCAGCCATCAATTCATCAAATGAACTGATTTGCTTATTATATCTTTTACCAATATATGAAAGAACTTTATCTTCACTTAACTCTTCTTCAAGAGGTTCTTGCACAGGTTCTTGTACAGTTTCCTGTACATATTCTTGCACATTATTAATTTCTTCTTCATGCTTTTGAAGTAGTTCCTTTTCTACTTCTTGAACACTTTTTGGTTCAATCGTTTCAATTGCCCTTACTTTAATTTCCATTTAATTAAATTTAATTTGTTACAAAATTATACAAAAAATAATTAACTTTTATCGTGGCTCAAATTCAGCCATATCAAATCCATCCAAACTATCTTCATTAGATTCAAAATTCATTGGAGGTAAATTATTTTTTCTTTGATTTATTAATTTAGATTGCTCAGTATTTTGCTGACTTATTCTTTTAGCTTTTGCTTTCTCTTTCATATCATCCCTTGAGGTAACTGCAGACTGTTCAATTCCTGCAAGTTGCATGCTGTAATTAAACTCTTCAGCCATTAACATCCTCTTAAGATTTGCTTCGTTCTTCATCTTCTCAATTTCAAATGCAATCTCAGCTTGTTTAAGTTGCATCTTAGACTGTGTTTCTGTTTGTAACTTTTGCATAGCTACTTGTGCCGCCAACTCTTGAGACTTCAATTGTTGTTGTGCAATCATTGCCTGCTTTTGCATTGCCATCTTTTCTTCCCTATCCTGCTTTTTCACCCTCTTCATTTTGAGTAATTGATTGGCAAGTTTAAGGTTTTTAATCTCACGAATGTCAATTGCATCTTCAAGATTAATGTCACCCTTGGATAAAGCCATTTGTATGTTGGCTTCAAGTTGTGCCTTCTGCTCTTCATCAGGAGAAATCTCTATGAAAATACCAAAGTCATATATGTATAAGTCTTTAATCTCTTCAAGTATTGATACATTGTATTTACCAATCTTGTTTGCAAAGTCATCTTTGAAGTCAGCATACTGCAATATGTCACCAACTCTATATGTTAAAGCCTCAGCCAATGACCTATAAATATATAATCCTCCCTCAAGGATATGACGAGTTGCTGTATTAGAGTTAAGTGCTGCAAGTTTTTGCACACCAACCAATGAATTGGGGTCAGGCATAGAGCCATCCCTTGCTTCATTAAGTCCTGTTACAGACCTAATCATGTCCATGTAATGATTATAGTTAGCTATAAGCATTTGAGTCTTGCTTGCTCCTGAGTTAGACGTAAGCTGCTGAATAGGAACTCTTGCATTATTAAACTCACCATCTTGCGTATAACTACGTCCAATTACACTACCTGTTTGGAAATAAAGACGCAATGCATCTTCAGGATTATAAGCTTGACCTGTACCCAAGTCAACCTCATTAAGTCCATCAGCATCAATGAATACCCCGTCAGGAACTGTACGAGCAATAACTTGTTGAAGCTTAAGATGAGTCAATTGAATTAGGTCTGCAAATGGAACCATTCTTCTAACTAAAGATTCTATAACACCCTTATACATTCTTGGTGCTACAGCAACATAGTTTGGAAGTGCATGCTGTGATGCAGACTTTGGTCTAACCATATTCTCAGCCAACTCCCACTTAAGTAGAATATTGGTTCCCATGACCATAACACCATCATACCATACATCAATGGTCTTCTCAATCTTTTCAAAATTACCTTCCTGCATCATTTCAACAGGAGGATTAAAGGTATCGTCTTTAGGAATTATACGAGTTCCACCATTCTCAAGAATCTTCTTCTTGTAGACCATCTTCTTGGTGGTCTTATAGTTGAAGTACAATAAAGTACATGTGTCCCTATAAAACAAACTGTTTTCGTAAAAACGAGCTACGTTATAATAATCATACCAACTCTGAGAATACATTGAAATTTCTTGCAACTGCTCTCTTGTTAGAGTTGGGTCTATCTTCATTAACTCTGTTATTGGAAGTGTCTTAATCTCACCCCAATAAAAACAATCTTGGAAGAATGGGTCTTCTGTATAGCTATATACAATGTTTGCAGGGTCTACGTATGACACTTGAACTCCTGCACCCGGAAGAAACTCATGCTTTGCAACACCAATACCAATAACAGTTAAGTCGTAGTCAATTCTTTTACGAGTGTCTTGGTAGTGATTCTCATCAAATATTGTATTGATAGCTTCCTCTTCAGCTATTTCAATTGCAGGCTTATAGTTAAGCTGCATATATAAAGACAATTCTTCATCAGTCTCAGGCAATTCTTCAGGGTCCATTATAAATGGATTGACTCCTGTCTCTTGCTGTATTGTAGAAAGAACATCCTTCGCAGCCATTTGACCCTCAAGCATGTCTTGATACTTGCTTCTCTTTGCTTGAGACATTGCATCTTGTGAATAAGCCTTAACCTTAAAGAGTCTGTCAGACATACCATTAACTACAATGTCTACAAACTTAGGAAGGATAGGAACAGGGGTCCAATCAAGATTTAAGTAAGACAGGTCTCCGTCTATAGCAAGTTCATTCTTGTACTTCTCTACAGACTGCTCACCTCTTGCATACAAACGCAGTCTATTAAAGTCTCTCCACTGAGAATAATACCTACATTGATTGCCGTCTTTTCTAAACCATTCGTATTGGATGGCTTGACCAACTTGAAGTCCAAAAGCATCAGAAGCCTTTTCGCTATCTGAAACAAATTGACCGGGGAAGCCGGTAGCTGATATGTTAACTACTACATCTTTCATCTAATAAGTTGACTTGTACTGCCACTATTACTATACCTTGCGAAATTAATACTTATTTTTGATTCTTTTTTCTCAGGTAAATATACGTGTTTTTGATTTGCCATTATCGCCAAGCCCGAACTAATTGAAGCATCGAACTTTGTTCTGTCGTTTATATCGAACTTAGCCCAATCCTCAAGCGTTCTTGTAAAGGGCATAGTTCCCATCTCATCGGGGTCCCTATAAGTACCCGCTAAGTCCATTCCTATATATTTCTCAATGTAAGACTCAATAGCAGATGCGTGTGCCTGCTTAACATCTTCAGAAGAGTTTGGTATACCGCCAAGCTCACGCTCAGTCTTAGTAAGTTTTGAGTAATGTTTGTCGGGTCTGTTCATGCAAAATGCCCTATATCCCCTGTTCTTAAAGTGATACAATAGCCTTGGCTTATTGTTCTCTACAAGTATTGGCATGCCATAAAACACACAAGCCATAAGCACTTCCTCAAAAAATATCTCAGCAGTCTGAGGTCGAGCTACATACTCAAGGAAGAATTGATTTACGGGAGCCTCCTCCATGTGATACTTGGTCATACCGTGAAGCGAACCATTAGAACCCCTTCCTCCAACGACAGCAGATATATCGTAAGAGTCGCATCCAAAGGTACCAAGGTGTTCATTGCCGGGATACTTCATGCCGTTTCGGGTGCTTACACTATTTTGTATTTTACTGTTAGGTATCCAACTCACTAAAAACCTGCCCCTACTGTCAGGAGTCCATACTACCTTTGAGTCCTTTTCTCCATCCTTCCAATGGAATGAACCCCTTGTTACATGCTGCTCTTTTATCAATGAGTCATTGTAGTCAATCTGTTGATATATCTTGGTTAGATTAAATAAAGAAGACTTGCTCTCGTCCCTAAAAGCATGGCTTTCTGTACGAGGAAACTGTCTATAGAATTCATTTAATGCATCTGAATCATTCTTTAACGATTCAACCTCAGCCTCCCAATAGTCTATAGCACCATTGGTTATTATATTACCATCGACTCCCCTTATAGGAGATTGAGGCTTTCTATATACGGGCATTCCATGTATATCTATAAACCCTTCCATGTTCCATTCCATTGGAATAAAAAGGGAATACATGCCACTCTTGGTCTGTCCATTAGCATTTCGTGAATCAAGACGTGAGTCTTCATAAAGCTTCTTGTAGTTATCACCACCTTTGCTTAATGCATTTGACGTAGACCCCATCATACACTTGCCAATAATCTTACTACCCAACCTAAGACAAGTCTTAGTAACTCGCCAATTGTTTAATATGTTGTTTGGCTTAACCCACTTGGCACTCTCGTCATGAGCCAAGAACAATAACTTCTCTCCATCGTATGAGTTTTCTTCAGTATTTTTCCAATCTATTGTAGTATCAAGACCTTTAACCTCTTCATTATCAACATCATACATATTCTTTTTTGTTATCTTTGATGCGGGAACCCTATACGCAAGCTCGGTCTTTGGCTTGTCCATACCATCCATAACGGGTCTAAAGAAAAAAGGCAACCTACTATTTATAGGAACAACCTTATCTGTAAACATTTTCTTCGCATCAGCACCCGTCTTTGATAGTATGCCTACACGAGCATCCTTTGCAAGCGTGCCTATGTTCACGCACTCTGATGATGACATGAATGAAAATCCCGAACGTCTTATCTTCAGGTATATCATCCCAAAGCATCTTGGGTCAGCCTTGCATGCCTCCCAAAATATAAAGAATATTCTATTTGCTTCCCTGTAATCAGGATACCCTATGTCAATACTCGACCATTGCAGGTACATCCAATGAGACCCCGTTATGTAAGTAGGGACTCCATTGTTCATAAACCAAAAACCTTGTTCCCTATAGTCAAACTGTTTTTCAATGTAGTCAACCCACTTGTCCTTAAATTCAGCAGGCATATCATTCCATTGGAATATAGATTGAATCCTATCTAACTCTTTAGGTGTTGATTCTCTCTGCCAATACTGTTCAGAGTCTTTAGAGTGTCTTTGAAGACACTCACTTGGTGCAAGCGGAAGTGCAATATATAGTCCTGAAATGTTTACAACCTCACCTATTTGACCCGTCTTAGATATAACGACCATATCATACTGTTCATTATATCCATACTTCCAAGACCGCACATTGTTTTTCTTTCCAATGGCTGTCTTTGGGATATAGTCTTTAACTATTCTATATATACTATTTTGACCTTCGTTCTGCAAATCCTTGTTTTGTATCTGTTCTCTTAACTCCGTTATCTATCATGTCAAGGCTTTCCTTCTCTGCATCAATACGGTTAAGTATTTCAAATGCATCAAAGATGGCAAGCTTCTTTGTAGCAGCAGCATTCTTTAGTCTATCTGCCGCAAGCTCATCATCAGGGTCAGGCTTAATAATGTCTTCCTTTGCAACCTTTATAAGTTGCTCAACAGCCTGTCTGCCCGCCTCTATTATTCTAAGCTTTATGTCCCTACTCATTTGTCTTTCTTTAGAAATGCAACCTGTATTAAACGACTTAAATCTCCTTCACCAAAGTTTTCGTATATGTTACGAGAGTGTGGTAATGCAGAATCAAAAATAAGCATCCTATTAAATCTTGAGTAAGCAACAAACGCAGGTTTCATGTCGTGGTCATAAATTGTTGTGCCATCTTCAGGCGGAGCCTTTTCACTCAAATATAGAATAGCCGTTAAGTCTCCCATCATCTCATCGGTATGTACAAAGTTTGGCTCCTCTTGTCCCTTTGGAGACTTCCTAATAAAGTTCCAAACTACCTTATACTCAGGAAAAAAGTCATTTACGTATAAAGCAAACTCATCATTGTGGTCTCTTGGTTGAATGTTTTTAAATACATTAGCCCCATCATATATGTCCACAAACTCATTGTCGAGTATGTCTTGAACGTACTGTTCGGGGAATTGAATTACATTGTCTGATAAAATTAGATTCATAGTTTTATGGTTATTTGGTGGTCAAACATTCTATAAAGCTTTTCTCCATCTACAGTAAACTCATATTCACTGTCAGGCTGAAAGCAAACCTTGTCCCCCATTTTGACCCCTTGGGTCAGCAAGTATTGATTAGGATAGACCATCTCCCCCATTAATGGCTCGTCCGTAAAAGGTTTCTTGACGTACGAATCAATAGCAGGAATAGGCTTTACAAAGCAATATCTGTCGTAAGTATTCCATTTACCGTCATGACGGTAAAGGAAGAATTGGTCAGGCTCTATAAAGAATATGTCATCTCTGAAAAAGCTTCTACCGCTTTTCTGCTTTCCACGCATGTCGTTGTAAAACTTAAACACATTGTGGTGAACAAGAAGTATGTCCCCTACTTGAACAGGACCATTATACTTTAAAGGAACTTCTACGACTTCTGCGTATCTGTTTGAGAACTTGTGGTCTTCTTCTGACGTGCTTGTTATTATTTCAATCCCACCTATCTCTTTTGTATTGTCGTATCTTTTTCCATTTACCGGCTTCGCTATGAAGTTAAATGGTGATTTCATTAATAATTTATATTATATTCAATAGATACAGGAATTGTAGCATTAAACTCTTTCCAAAGAATTACTTCTTTGTTTTCATTGATAATGTAAATCTTGTAAGACTGTTTGGCGTCATCATACTTTATGAGATGAATCTTATTAGTCTCCCCAAGAACATCTTGACCAACAATGTAATGCATAGCCCCTCCCTTGTAGTCGGGACCAACAGATATTTTCCTTATATCCATATTAGATTAAATTTAATGTACTACCCCTAAATAGTCCGTACCCGTTATCCTATATACATTACCTGCCACAAGACCCCCCGAAAGGGCAGCAGCATTGTTTGCATATACGGGAACATTTGGCAATGGCAATGATAGTATGTCTGCAATTAAAAAATTCTTAGTTGCATTAGCATCTTCTGCGTCTGTTCCTATAAGTTTGTCAGCAATAGTAACATTACCATCGGTGCTATAATTGTTTATCTTAGCCATTATACCAAAGTTAAAAGATAAAGAGTTTCGTGAACAAGACCAAGCATCTCGTCCATAATGTTTTGCAAATCAGAAGAGTAGTTGTCTCTTTCTGCTTCAATGATAGCTTGCATGCTCTTCATGTGAGATGTAGCGTCTTGGTTCTTTGCCTCAGGTATAATAAGCTCAACCCTTCCATTAGCACCAAAGTACTTTTCAGTAAATGAGTCTGTTAGGTCAAGAATCTTGTCGTAGTACATGCCAAGAGCTTTATGCTCCGCAAATGAAGTAGTCTGAAGATGAGCGATATGCATCATGTCCCTTGACTGAAAAAGTGTTCCGATGAATTTTCCCGGTGCCATATTATTGTTTTTTTTGTGTTATTTCTCCTGTCTTCATATTTATTACGGCATCAACTCCGTACTTATCTATGAGATACTTCTCATTCTCATCAAACTCTTGTTTTAACTTATCTATCTCCTTGAGCATCTCATGCTTAGTTAGCTCTATATCACCAAGAGTCATCTTGGCTTTGCCATACTTTGTATTCATTTCATGAATCTTGGCAAGTTCTTCCGATGTAATTTTATTTGACATATTACAAATATACAATTATTATACGATTGGAGGTACTATTACTACCCCAATTGCTTCTGCTACATATCCATCAACTACGGTGTTATCCTGACCCCAAGCAGCAAATTGCTCTTCTGTCATCATGTAATTTCCTATGGCACACTGAAGTCCTTCAGCAGTATTTAAAGTCCAAGTCGTATCTGTAGTTAAAGCATTAGTTGGAAACGAAAAAACAGTTACATTTAGTACTGTTGCTTCTCCATAAATAGGAAAATTAATTGGTTCAATGTTTGACATAATTATTGTTTTATTCTATATATATTGTTGCATTAACTGCATATCCTGTATTAGACACAGGGTTTGTTGCCCAAGCAGGACTATTTAATCTAATCTGAACTGTATCACCAACAGCAACAGCAATACTTAATGAAGCGTTATTCCAATCTCTTGTACTTGTACTAACTGATATTGTTTCAATAAGTGTTGCAGTTGTTCCATTAATAAGAATATAAGCACTCCAATTCTCAGACGAACCAACTGTTGAAAATGATGCTACAACATGTGCGGCTTTTATTGTTCCTGCTTTTGTTATATAAATAGGATTTATGTTCAAATTACTTGAAAGTGCTAAACTTGGACCCATTCCAATATAATATAGTACGTTATCAGCCCAAGTAAAGTTGGCAGTTGCAATTGCAAATGCTTGAATAGTATATCCAAGAGGAGTACCGCTTAGTATATTTCCTGATGAGTCAAATCCAAGAAATCCTACAGCAGTTCCTGTAAAAGCTGACGTTGATGTGTAGTTGTTAAGCTGTAATTGCCCTGTGGTTTTTAAAACAAGTTGAGATGTAGATGAACCACCTGCCGCAAATTTAATAGTGCCTGATGTAAAGTCGTTTAGTATTCCAATATCTCCTGCAACAGCTCCATTATACAAATATCCATCCTTAGCTGCTATAATTTTATACGCTGTTGTTGTTGTTGAATATTTTCCAATTGAAGTAGCTCCTGATGTAGCGTCTGATATTGCTGAAATTTGTGATGATGATGATGTCCCGCTTGTTGTGTTTGATGCTGATATTGAAGTTGCTGCATTTTGGTTTCTACTTAATGTCAATGTACCTGTTCCTGATAAAGACATTATGTTGGTTGTGCCTGCATACCATTTATGAAAAGATGAAGCAGATGCATTAGGTACTGAATACCATAATGTAGATGATTCTATACCTAAAGCAAAATCAACATCTGTTGCACTTACTCCCGGAAATAATACAATCTTTGTTCCTGTACTCCTTGTTGTAGTTGCAGGAGCAGCAACACCATTTGAGTTGAAGTCTATCCTATTTGCTGTAGCTCCATTTAAGTAAATCTGTCCACCTCCTGTTGCTGTACTATTAGCTGCTGTAACTGTTAACGCTCCTGTAAATCTTCCTGTACCATTTGCATCAAGTATAAATGTACTCTCTGTTACTGTACCTAAGAGCAACCTACCTGCTGCTGTTAAAGACATTTGTGCTGTTGTAGAACCGCCTGCTGCAAATTTAATTCTTCCGGTTGAAAAGTTATTTGCAAATACCATGTGACCTGAAGAATAATTTGTTATAGAAAAATCACCTGCCAAAAGTGGTGCAACAGGTGCTCCAAAACTTGTAGATAATTTTTGCATTTGTGCAGTTTTGTTTGAATCTGCTATAAAATTCATAACTGCTTGTGCAGATGTTCCTGTGGTTGTATTTTTAATTTGATGAACTACTGCTGCATTTACACCTCTTGTTATGTCTATATCTGCTGTTGGTGTTGCAGTTCCAATACCTAATCTATTATTAGTATCATCCCAAAAAAAACTTGCATTGTCTTGAGCAAGAACACCTGATGTGCCTGCAAACAATACCGAACCTACTGTTGCACCTGTAATACTACCACCAATAGCCATGCTGCCACCACCACTATACTGTGGGATATTAAGAGTAGAGCCAATTAATGTAGCAGCACCTGATGTACCCGTTGTAGTTAATGTAATTGCATCTTGTTTACCATTAAATGTATTCCAATCGGTAGAGCTAAGGTAACCATCAGTAGATGTAGTAGCCTGATTAATTCCGATTGTACCCGTACTTGTTATTGTACCGCCCGTAATTGGTCCACTTGTTCCTATGCTTGTAACTGTACCAACCGACCACGTTCTATTTGCAGACAAATCATAAGTTGTACCATTGATAGTAAGCGTAGTGGCTTCATTAGCAGGAGTATATCCAAGTGCAGTAGCTATACTTTTATTTTCCCAAAGCTGAGTAGATGAAGTGTAGAATAATCCTTCGTTATTAAGAGGAGTGTCTATGTAAACATTATGAAGCTCATCAAGCTCCCACCCGTTCATTATCTTAACATAAATCTTACCATTGTTAACGTGAGCATACTCAACGTATCCCATTACGACAATGTGCCCTGTAGACCCATTAGGTTTAATATTTGTTAATGCACCCGGAGTAGTTGGACTTAGATACAATACATCACCATCAGCCCATGTTTCACCCTGTAATGACCCCGTTGTGTTAACATCTAAAAGTTGACCAACACATAAGATAAACCCTTCTTGATTAGTTGGTATTGTTTCGCATACCAATCCAAGAGTGTCTGCACTATTAGGGTCATCATCAGCTTGAGCATAAGCAACAGCTAACCTTTGACCTTGTGCACCACTAACACGCACTGCAGCATATCCTGCTTTTGTTAGTGTAGTATTAGGAGTAACTTTATTTACAACCCTTGCCACCAAGTCAACACCATTCTTTAATAAAACATCGCCACCCTTTAAGGTTGTTTCGCTACTTCCTATTGTATTATTCCACCTTGTTGTACCAACGGTAGCAGTTCCTGTAGGAGATACATCAAGAGTTAATTGACCTGCTGTAAGCCCCCACTCCCCAAGATTTACATCTTGAGTAGCACCGGTATAAGGAACATACCCTGTAAGACTTGGACCTGAAACAGTTAATATATTTCCTGAAGCATCAAACCCAAGGTATCCTACTTGGGTTCCCGTAAATGAACTTGTTGTTGTGTAGTATGGTAAAACAAGTTGACCGCTTTGTAAATTTTGACTTACAACATTGCCATTAATCTGCTGTAATACGTTACCGTCTGTATATGCATGGTATGTTTGCCTTGGGCTACCTACATTATTCATCTGAATGGTGTAGGTATATGTAGTGCCACCTGTATTTGTGTAGTTTATTGTACCGCCTGATACAGAATTGTAGTTAAATGTTACAACGTTTGATGAGTAAGACAAGATGCTGTCGGTAAGAGCACTGACACCACTCCACATTGGAAGATAATAAATGGTTCCCGTACCTGTAACAGGGTTTGTTAGTGCGTTTTGCTTGTTATTAAACGTATTCCAATCGGTGCTGCTCAGATACCCATCTGAACTGACACCCGCCTGCGTAATTCCTATGGTTCCACTACTCGTAATCGTACCACCTGTCAAAGGAGCTGAGGTCCCAACACTTGTAACCGTACCAACAGACCAAGACCTGTTAGCAGATAGGTCATAAGTAGTACCATTTATAGTTAACTCTCTTGTTGATGGTACACCACCAAGCCCTGAAAGCGTATAGTCAGGCACATTAAGTATACCCGTTAGATTACTGTAGGTAGAAGCACCACTATTTCCCGTGGTAGTCAAGCTTATAGCTTGGCGAGCTCTGCTGTCAGTGAAATAAAGGTTTGTTCCTTCAGCAATATTGGTAGTTGTAAGTACAACTACACCAACCTGACCGTTTACCGACACCACAGTGTCCGTATTGTCAACCTGTTGCCATGCAGTTCCGTCAAAAATAATCCAATCGCCTACATTCCAATCTGTAATGCCATCAATGTTGGTACTTCCTGCAACATTTACTACATAGTACCAACCTTTTGTACCCACTCCACTTTGAATAAGTGGATTATTTGTTGATGCATTCCACGTTCCCTTGTATACAACACCTCCAACAAGGCTATTTACTTGATTTTGTAGTTTACCAAAGGCTTGAAGTATGCTATCCGTAGAAGAAACAGAGCCTCCTGTAATGGTAAGACCCGTAAGAACCTTGCCTATCACAGCACCGTTGCTTAATGTTACAGTAGCAACACCCGGTCCTGACCCTGTAGCCTCACCTGTAAGACTTGTTATATAGTTTCCTGCGGGTTGGTATACCGTTGAGTCAAGAGAACCATCAGCTTTTAGAAAGTCTGATGCTGTACCGTTACTATTAATTAAAGAATTTGCAGTTATATTAAACGCACCTAAGAAAGTATCTTGATTTGCTCCTACGTATGGCACATAATTACCTGTTACTATCAAAGCACCTATGTCTCCTATAGTAAAATTCTTTGTCTCATTAACATTCTCTACATCAGTACCAATTAAAAGGTCGTTTAATGTAGGAACCGATATAACAGGATATGTACTAATCTTAGCCATCTACTAAATGTTTTTCTTTACCGCACTTCCAAAATAATAACCGAATATAGAAAGAACTACTCCTTCAGCAATGCCTATTAAATGTATAAATATTTCCTTATTGTCCTTAGGAATTTCTAAGTAAACTATTGCATACACTATAAAAACAAAAACACCAAGTCCAATAAGACCTGTTAAGTTAAATAAGTAATCAATCTTGCCTGACTTACCAACCTCAATCTCACGATTTCTTGCAGAGTCCCTGTCTTTTACCTCTAACTCATACAATTCTTTAATTTGCTCATGAGCTAACTTCTTATCTTCAGGGGTCAGATTAGGAGATGTGTCAATTAAATTTTTTACAATACCTAAAACTCCCGAATCAGGAAGCAAATCACCAACTTTGTCCAAAATTTTTGGAGCTTTCGTCTTAAGGAACTGACCAACTTTGGTATCTTTAAATTTTTTTTTATCGCTCATACCTTTAAGTATTGAGTTTTACCTTTTTCTTTTACAGCTTTTAAACACTGCTTTCTGTTTTTGCCTTCTGCATAGGACACATGAACCCATGAAGGCTCTGAGTCTGTACCAAACTCCCATATCAATTGGTCAAATTCAAGATTTTCTTTAATGAATTTAAACATCTCATGGTTTCTTCCTTCAACTTGCAGGTCAGCCGCTTGACCAAAACAATGTTGTGAGGTTGTCGACCCACCTATGATAGCATTAAGAGATGCAGCCCTGTATCCTGAAGTGACATTAATGCTACAATCCATGTGCTCACGTATTGGCTGAAGAACTTTTTCAGCAAGAATCTGCATATTTTTAATATGCTGCTCAGTAGGTTTGTTAGATATGCCCTTTTTAATGGCAGTAGGACTAAAAACCATTTCTTGAAGTGTAAAGTTTTTTGTTAAATTCATCATTGAGCTTTTAAAAATTCAATAACAATCTTTATAACACCAAGGCTAATTAAAGTTACAAGAGCATAAAAGTATGACTTGTACTTTTTTAACTCAGCCTTTATGGCATATACTTCTCTCTTTATCTGCTTGAAATCACTTATCAATCCATTAGAATCCTTGTCAATAGGATTACCTGCAAGTAGGTTATGCATGTCTTTAACAATAGCCTTTACCTCAGCCATGTCATTCTTAAGCGTGTCTAACTCTGCCGCCATATAATCAAACCTACTATTTTCGTGATTGTTCATATCTGTATGGAGATAGCAATTACCATAGTGCTAAAATATTGGTTGCTGTTGTATCACTTGAAAATACTCTAAGTACTTGTACAGGGATAAAGGTTCCATTAGCTACATTGTAAAATGTAACATCGTCTCCGCCTACAGTAAGAACACGAAGAACACCACCCGTTCCTGCTGTACCTACATATAGAACGCATCCATTGTTTACCCCACCTGCCGGGTCAGGAATATTTACAGTGTCACTCTTGGTAACGACTGCTGCTCTGCCTGCTTGTAATTTTTGATATGCCATTATTGTGTTTTTTGATTGTTATAAGGGAACACACGATTAAGTGTGTCTTTTCTTTTTCCGCAACCACAGTCCTTACCTGTAACCTTAGCTACAGTCTCAACAACTTTTTTTATTCCCGTAACGGTTGTTAGTTTTTCTACCGTATCTCCGAGTCCTTTACTTTGTTCAGTTAATTTCATCGTCATTAATTTTTTCAGCTTCGATTCCCTCTACCCATTCCGCAAGGAATGTAAGGTCTTCAATGCCTTCTGTTGAAAATGTGAATTGATAAAACTCAAAAGTCTGCTCAAGAAGTTCTTTCAAATCTTGACCCAACTTCTTAGCACCTTCTTTAGTAAACTTATAGTCTCCCTTTTCATCTAACTCCAATATACCTTTCTCATTGGTATACGCATTGTCAAGTCTTACATCTGAACGCTTCTCATTAAACTCATCCAAGATTGGCTTAATCTTGTCAGCAATCTTTTTAAGTTTTAATTCTTTCTTGCTTCCCTTCTCAGCACCTGTAGCGTTTACATTTTTTACTAAGTCAAGAAGTTGTAAATACGTAAGTGTTACTTTCATTTGATTTGATTTTATTTATTATTAATTTGTTGTTACTGTACATCCGTTTGATACAAGTGTAGCCACATATCCGGCACCCGTTACACTTGGTGCAGCATTTGTTCCTCCACTCAAATCAACACTTTTATTAGCAAGACCTACAACATTTGCAAGTTGGTCTAATATTGCATCTACTGTTACTTGAGTAAATGCGTTAACACTTCCATCAAAGTCTGAATCAAATGTTGTTAAGCTTGAAATGTCTAATGTAGTTAGTGCAATATTATTAAAAATACTTATTCTTGAATCAACCCTTTCTAAGTTACTTAAATTAAGTGTTGTTAAAAGAGGACAATATTCAATTGTTAAACTTATAGAAGTATTAGAGTTGTATAATACTCTTAGTGAACTTAAGTTTAGTGTTTGTAAATATGGAAAATTACTTATATAAAGTGAATAATTTACAGATGCATCTGTTAATGATGATACTGTTTCTAAAGATGGTAAACTAATTGTATTTAGTATTGGGTCCCCATAACTTCCTGAACCCTCCATATATATAGTACCATAAACTGTAACCAAATTAGGTGCAAGTATTTGCCTACTCCAAAAAACAATAGGAGAATATTCGCCTAACGAAATACCAATTCCACCTGCAGTAGTTCCTGAATAAGTTATTACATCAGGCTGAAAGATTGGACTGCCAACAACTTCTTGCGGGTCAAGTTGAGACGCAAAAAGATTATATATGTCGCTTAACAAATAATTCTTTGTAGCATTAGTACTCTCAGCATCAGACCCTATTAGCTTGTCTGAAAGAGTTACGTTACCGTCAATACTATATGTACTAATTTTGCCCACTCTTAATTTCTTTTATTCTGTTTTCTGCTTGTTCTTTGGTTTCAAATTCCTCAACATGAGGTTGCCCACTCAATAGCTTAGCATTTGGTTTCAATTCAACCAAATGAAATACATCAATATTATTATGACAAAGTACAAACATATTTTTACGAAGGTACTAAACTTTTGAAACTCTTTTTCCCATACCAACCCTGCCCTTCTCAGCTTTCTTAGCAGCAAGCTTGGATGGGCTCAACTCAGACTTGGTAGTTGGTGTCTTTGAAGACACTCTCTTTGTTGGACGACAGTACTCATTCTTACCACCTGCACCACAAGCCTTACCACTTTTAGTATCGACCCACTTCTCTGATTGCCATCTTTTTAACGCAGTTCCGGACTCAGTCCTTCGGACAGAGCCTGATTGTTTCCTACATTTAGCAATAGCCTGCGAAGCCCTTGCAGATGGGAACACATCGTAAGATGCCTTTACCTTTCTATAGCAAGAGTCTTTCATTAATATTTATTTTTTAGGAAATCCATTAGAATCATAACCGGGTTTTCCTTTAAGTTTTTGTCTATACCTATCTTGTTTTGCCTTCTCTGATTCTTTGAAATACATATCCATTTGAGGTTTTGTATTTGAACCTAAAGCTTTAAGTTTAGAAATATATTCTTTAGTTCCGTAATAATCACTGCTATCAGCAGTTGGTTTTACATTTTTACGAGGATTTGGAGTTTCTGCTAATGGATAATCTCTGTTCATTTTTTCTTTTTTTTAGGTAGTGTTACATTGCCCTTCAAGAACTTCATCGGTCCGTCCAATGATTTCTTAGACTCGTACTTCTTAGCTTTTGCTTTTATTGCTTTCATTATAAACCGTATTTTTTTAAGCCGCCTGTTTTTTTAAGAATATCATATTTTGCTGTTGGAAATAAATCTCCATCTTTTTCCTTAAATAATCCTGCTTTAATTAATTCTTTTGCAGACATAGACTTACCTTCAGGACCTCTTTTTGCAACAATATCTGTTGGCATCCATTTGTTAATTAACCTACTTTCAGTTATTAACTTAGTTGAGTCTTTTGGTACGGGACCGTTTTTCATTAGTATTTTCCTTTTCTTGATTTAGGTGATGATTGAGTTGAACCTCCCGGTCCTGCCCAAAGATTTTTGCAAGCCCAATAGCGTGGTGTCAACTTATTGTTAGCTTCGCTACAACCATGACGAGCACGAAATGACGACCGTGCTGCTGCTGAATAGTTATGCCCATAGCCTTTAGCCCCAAAGTGGAGCAGCTTCTCCTGACCATTAGCACAAGCTAAGACCATTCGTTTCTTGCCGGGTCTATCCGATGCAACAACACGGTTACATTTCATTTTTGATTTGTCTGCCATTACTTCTTTAGCTTTTTTGCAGCTTTAGTAATCATCTTTACTGCTGCTTTCTTAGCAACTTTCTTTGCACCACCACTTGCAGGAGGTTGAAGCATTGAAGACTTTGGAAGATTTGGGATGTCTTTTTTCATAATTATGTATTTTTGTACAACAAATGTAATAAAATAAAATGAAATCAGATTACCTCAAGTTTTGGAGAGTCATCCGATATTACGTAAAAGCACGCTACGGACTCAGCCAAGCAGACCTTGATATTCTCCTTTTCTTGTACTCAGAGAAGTACTTCTCAAAAGATGACTTTGATAAGTTTGACGAACTCCTATCTTGGGATAAGGACAGGTTTGAAAGACTACGACAGGAAGGGTGGATTGAAAACTTCAGAGCAAAGATAAATGCAAGGAAAGCTATCTATGGACTCTCAATAAAAGCATCGAGAATGATTAAGTCAATCTACAATAAACTTGAAGGGGAAGAGATACCAATGAACCCAACTAATAACCCACTATATAAACGTAATGTTGGCTACAACGATAAGGTCTATCGTAATATGATAACGAGAATGAATAAGGCTATACGAGACCACAAACTAAAGCACAATAACGACGTCACGTTCTTGGATGATTGAATACTGCACGTCATGTATAATCATCGTATACCCATGTGCCTTATCGTAGTATATCTCGTCACCTTGCTGCAAGGTGAGCACATCTGTTCCCGGTTCTACAACGATGCCACGCTTATAGCGTAGCTGATTGGTGTCGTCACCTGACAGCATTAAGCCGGAAGCCGTTTTAACTTCCTCATCTACGTTCTTAACTACTATGTTCTTCCCTATCGCCTTCATCAGTTTTTTCTTTTTTGGTTCCAAAATAATATGAGAATATCATAAGTGTGAGTGTCTTTATCAAGTCAAACAGCTCAGCGTCTTGGTTATCAGATAGCAGTGGTATCTTGAATGCTACCACCTTGTCTACTATGTACACACCCACCAATGACGAGAATACAAGAAGAATAAACTTTACAAGTATCTCCTTGGTATCATTGACAAATATCTTGTTGACGAAGTATACCCCCGCAACTATAAATGCAAGTGAACATATCACCGCTAATGCCGTAATAAATATTGAACCCGTACTAAACATCTTCTCTTTCAATTTCAGTCCATCCACCACAGTTGGCACACTCAAGCAAATCACCATGGTGTAGTTCCACGTGGAACTCACTCCACTCAATCTTGCTCGCCTCTACCAATGCCAACCACTTGTATCCGCAGTGCTCGCATTTCATTGGGTATGCTACATTCTCAACGCCTACGTTCATAGCCTTGTGATGTATATAGGTGTTTTCTCGCCAACATAGGCTCCAACAATATTGTACCCATAATAGTCAATCGCCTCTTCCTCACTCATGTCCCTGCTAAGCACCTTGATGATTATCTCAGAGTCGTATACTACCCTGCCATCTTTTTCTTCAACACCAATTATCGCCTCGTCCATCCCATCAACCAATAAGGCATCGGGATACATCTCAGCTATCTTATCGACTTTACTTTGCGTCATAGGTTCTTGCCATTGTGATGATAGCGTTAGTTGACAATATTGTCGTAGCAACACTGACTGCATTCTGCAAGGCAGAACGAGTGACCTTAAGCGGGTCAACGACACCCATCTTGATTAGGTCCCCAAACTTACCTGTTTTTAAATTATATCCATCACCATCGTTACTTAATGAGCCATACACCTCACCATACTGAACCCCTGCGTTCTCAAGTATCTGAAGTAATGGTGCACGTAGTGCATTGGAGACTATTCTAACAGCAGCCTTCTTCTCATCAGACCAACTCTCATCAATTGCAATAAGACTCTCGCTGTATAGTGCCTTACCCGCTCCCGGCAGTATACCTTCCTCTAATGCTGCCCTTACCGCACATACCGCATCGTCAATCCTATCATACAACTCTTTTTGCTCAAGGTCAGTATTGCCACCCGCAAAGATGACACCAATCCCTCCTGTCAAGGAGGCAATACGCTCAAGCAAGAAATCTTTGTCAGCCTTCCTCTTGGCAGCCTTGTGTGCGTCCCATAGTTGGGTGACTCGTTCCTGAATTTTGACAGAGTCAATCTTCAGGTCGGACTTGAGGATAATGGTCTTATCTTTACTCACTATCACCTTAGCAGCGTGACCTAAGTCAGCGTAAGTAATGTGAGATAAATCGTCTCCGGTCTTTTCTGAGAAGTAAGTGGCTCCAACGGAGACTGCAAGGTCTTGCATTAACTCGTGTTGCTTATACCCAAAACTTGGCGGTGGTATCGCACATATCTTCAAGTTGCCTTTCATCACATTCGCAGCCAATGTGTTTACCACATTAACGTGACAAGGAGCAACTATCAAAAGCTTCTTGCCTTCGGTAATGATTGGCTTCAGTATGTTCTCAATGTTTAGGATGTTCCCTATCTCAATATCAGCTACAAGAATCATAGTGTCCTCAAAGACACACTCATCTTTCTTTTGGTCGTTGATAAATAGCGGACTCAAATACCCCCTGTCAATTTTCAATCCCATAGTTGTCTCGGCATAAGTCTCCGAAGTCTGAGACTTCTCTACCGTTACTATACCATTCTTCCCCACCTCTTTGTATACCTCGGCAATAATCTTTCCCAACTCTTTGTCATTGTTCGCTGATATAGTAGCCACGTCAGTTAAGGTGCTGCCTGAGACCTTCTTCGAACGTCTCCGGAGGTTCTCCACCACCTTGCCACTTATCTCCACCATGTTGCGTAGCACCTCGGTACGATTATGAGTTGGAAGAAGATGCTCAACACCACCCATCACCAATGCCTCTGTGAGCACAATAGCGGTCGTTGTACCGTCTCCGGCAGCAGTAGCTGTACGGTCGGCTGCCTCCTTCATCATCTTGACAGAAAGGTTCTCTACGGGGTCTAACAAGTCAACCGCTTTCGCAACAGTTACACCATCCTTGGTGACAGTGATACCATGAGTATGTGTTGGTGATTCTATAACTACCGTGTTTCCATTGGGACCCAATGTACTCTTCACAGCATTTGCAATAGCATTAATTCCTTTGATTAGTTTAGACCTACCTTCCTCTCCGAAACGTAAGTCCTTAGGTGAATATCCGATTTCCATTTTAGTTAATTTAGTATGCACAACAAAGTTAATAATAACGAATCAAAAATTCCAAAAATAGTTTTATGACAATTTTATCCTTCCCTATATATATATATATATTTACCTCCTTTTATTATTTATTTCCCATTAGAAAGTAAAGAAAAAATCGACATAATCTATCAGTAAGTTGAATATCAATAAGTTAGAAAAGAAAAATCGACATAAAATCTGTCATCTATTACCTGATTTTCAGGTAATAAAGACAAACTTGGGGTTAGTGTTATAAGCACACAATAATAAAAACAAAGCCCCTGTAAAGACAGGGGCAATGAATCACACTTTAACTAACCAAAACTAAAATCTCATTTTCTCTTTAAGGTCTTCCATCATCTCGGCTTTTTGCATACCAAGAGATACTGCCTCTGACATCATCTGAATCTTCTCAGCCTTCTTCAAATCCTTTTTAATCTGAGCAGCCTGTTGGATTCCTGTCATACTATTTGGTCTGTTGTTTATAAGACGACCATTCTTAATTGTCAAGTCATTGTATTGCATACTATATAGTTTGGTATAAAGGTAGGAAAAATTTTATTCAGATAATAGTAGTGTGGGGGCTATATACCGGTTCTGCGTGGCGGGACCCGAACCGAAAGTGACTTTTTTTTGAGGGGGTGGGGGTCGCTTTTCGTCCGACCCTCAGCAAATTTTTGGCTTTTTGCCGTGGCAATTGTCCCCGTCCCCGTTCCCCATCCCGTATTCGCCCCTCCTTTGTTCGTTCTACGTCCCCCGTCCCGTTCAAGGTCCCACGTAATTCGCCCCCGTTCCCCCGTCTGTAGTGTCTTTGAAGACACAAAGCAAAGAGAGTAAGGAGGCTGACCCCGTCCCTTTTCCCCCGTGCTTAAACTTTCCGCCCAATTTCCCCACGCTGAAACCCTTTGTTTATCAATACTTTACAAAAATCTTTCCCTATTCAAAAAAATATTTGTAAAAAAATTTGGTAATGTCAAAAAGTTAGACGAGATTTGTCAAATAATTAATCAATCACTATTAAAATTTTAAACAATGAGCACACAATTACTTGCAATCGAGACAGCCTTCCTTCGTCAGTCAGAAGTCGCATCAGCACTGAACTTGAACGAAATCAGGAGCCTTCAAAGGACAATTCAGAACGGACAGAAGAAGAAGTTCGAGCAGTCTCTTACTCTGAGCCAACACGTAAACAATGCCTTCGAGTGGTTCAAATCTGCTGAGGGTCAAAGGAAGTTAAACGAGGAGGGCATTGCTTGGACCTCTGAGCAATTCGCTCAAAAAGTATTTGGGTTTCAAAAATCTTATTTCTACAAATTGGTGAAGGTGGCGAACCTTGAGTCTGAGGTGGTTGAAACGTTCAAAGCGAAATGCGATGAACTTGAGGGTCAAGGATCTGAACCAATTCGCTCAGTGGAAAACCTCCTCAAATTTGCAAGGGCTTCTGAGGAGACGAACAACGAGGGGGAAAGTGAAGAGGCTGAGGTGGAAACCCGCACTCAAACAATTTTCACTTTGACCTTCAAACATCCCGATGGTAACATCTCGGTGCGAATAGATGAGGCGGGGCAGATGAAGACAACCAATAACACTACAGAGTTATTGAGTGCAATTAAATTTCTTCAGCACGCTATTGTTGACGCGGTGGGTCGTGAGAATATCGAGGGATGTCGTGAGTGCGGTGGTATTTACGAATAGTCAAAGGTGGTGTCTTCAAAGACACCGCCTCCGTCCGAGAGTGATTACTCTCGCTGATGAGTCCAATAGGACGAAACGGAAACCAAAAAAATCTAATCAAATGGAATTTAAAATGCATGGAGCAGGACCAAACAGATGGAATGACATCGTTTCACGTGGTGTGGTTCAAGGATACCACGACAAGCCTCACCCGATTGATATTTCGGGCGGAGCGAAAGCCTCAGACATTGCAAACCTCAAGAAAGCACAAAGGGGTAACCTTATTGAGTCTTTCGGTGACTATCGTTCAAGGTTTACCATCGGGTTTGAGGTGGAGAAAAACTCCCTTCATCGTGGAGCGGTGAGAGAGTACGAGCTACTTTGTGGGTTTGAGCGTGATGGGTCTTGCGGTTACGAAGCGGTTACCCACGTGTTACCCCTTGTTCCTAACTCTCAGTGGAGAACTGCCGTATTCGATATGATGTTCAAGGCTGAGAAAATTATTTCAGACAATTATAGCCCTTCAAATTCTCAGTGCGGTGGTCACTCAAACATCGGGGTTGAGGGGTTGACGGGTGATGAACTGAGGGTCCTTATTCGCTCTTACTCGGGCATTGTTATGGCACTCTTTCGCAATAGGTTGAAAAACTCTTTCTGCCGTCACAATTTACGTATGCAGGGGGGCACTGAGACGGGCATTTATAACGGGTGGCACTCAAAGTATCAGATGTGTTTGGTAAAGAGCAACATCGTTGAATTTAGGGTGGTGGCTAAGTTTGAATCTGTTAAGCAGATGATGAGAAGGTACGAATTGTTCTATGAATTGGTGGACTATTCGTTGAACGTGAAGGGGTCGCATAGTGCCTTCCTTAAGCGTATCACCCCCATCATCACCTCGATGTACAACGGGGACACTGACAAGGTGAACAAGGTATTAGGGTACGCTAAGCACTTTCAAAAGTTCATCAACGACGGGTCAATCCATCCCGACATCCGACAATATCTTTAGAGTGCGAAGGGGGTGTCCTTCGGGTGCGTGTCTTTAAAGACACCGCCCCGACACTCCCCCCGTCTCAGCGTGTGTACGCTGACTGATGAGCTCAAAAGAGCGAAACGGAAATAGCCACGCGAAGCGTGTCTATCCCCCATCGGAATCACACTTTAAACCAAACCACTATGTTGTTAGCAATCTTTCTCTTGTCTGTTATCGTATCATTTTTTTTAACCAACGAAATCTTACCTAAAAAAAGCAAACTACTATGAAACAATCAAATTCACTGAACGTCCTTTACTTAGTCATCATCCTTTGTATGTTCATCTTTGGGCTCACCTTGACCTCTTGCGGTACGCAAGGGTACGGGTGCAAGGGGAACCAATCTTGGAACACTATGGTAAAGCGAATCAACCGAGGTTAACTGACGAGTCTTGAGTAGACGAATCGGGGGCATTGCCCCCGACTTAACCAAACCAAATTACAATGACGCTAAAAAAATCGTACGCTTTTGACTATGACAAATCACTTGTTGAGTTCTTGAATCAGAAGGGAATCAAGACCATCACCGGTGACGCTGACATCACGCTGATTGAACTTGAGGTATTGGGCGGGTACAACGATACCCCGTTCATTGACCTCATCCTTGAGTTCAGTGCGTGGCTGAGGCACAATCAAGGTTAACTGATGAGTCTTGAATAGACGAATCCCCCTTCGGGGGGACTTAACCAAATCAAATCACAATGGAATCAAGCTACCTATTCAAAATCTATTACGACAAAAGGTTCGTCTGTCTGATGGTTGCCCACACTAAATGGGAAGCAGTTGACAGAGCGTACTTTAAGTACCTCTATTTGAATCCGAATCTGAATCGTAGCAGGTTCAGTGCCAAAAAATAAATTTGGCGATGTCGAATTAATGTCGTACCTTTGTTTAAATTTAGTTCATTAATCGGGTTCTGTGTCTTCAAAGACACTACCCACAAATCAAATCAAGCCTATGTGCGTAATCATTATCAAACAGAAGGGGAAACTGCTACCCAAGGAGGTCGCCAAGACCTCGGGCAGAATCAATCCACACGGGTTGGGAATTATATGGTTGGATACCTTTGAGGTTGCCTACCATAAGTCGTCTGAGTACAAGGTATTGGACACAGAGCGTCCGTTCATTGCACACTTTCGTTATGCCACCATTGGTGCGGTAAACAAGGAGAATACTCATCCGTTCAGATGCGGTGCGAATCGCAACGAATGGCTGATGATGAACGGGACCATCGCTAAGTTGGGTGATGCCAAGAAGAGTGACTCAAGGGTTCTTGCTGAATCGTTGGGTGACATACCACGTCACACGTGGAAGAAGGAGTTGGAGAAGTACGATAGCAGGTTCGTGACAATCAACACACGTAACCGCACGTATCAGATATACAACAGAGAGTTGTGGACACAGAGGGATGGGATATGGTATAGCAAGAACAATGTACTTGAGGATAATTTGGTTGCCGTGTATGGCACACTGAAGAAGGGGTATAGCAATTACAATCGGTTCCTAACCTCATCCAAGCACGTTGGCAAGGGACACACCGAGGACAAGTACCCGCTTATCATCAAGGGTTTACCCTACCTTCTTGAGATGAAAGGTATCGGGCACAATGTTGAGGTTGACGTGTTCAAGGTGAGTGATGTTGTGGTGAAGGAGTTGGACGCACTTGAAGGTCATCCCTTTTGGTATTGCAGAAAGCAGATACCTATCAAGATGAAAGATGGGAGGGTTCTTACGTGTTGGATATACTTTAATCTTGCCGAGAAGTACAAGGGCGAAGAGGTCCACGAGACATACACTCAGACGTTTAGCTTCATAAGTGAAGCTAAGAGTAAGAAGTGGTGGGAAGAGGATGCTGAGGAAGTATTGGAGGCTGAGCGTATAATTGGTAAGCAGTTATACCTTGACGAGTTCATTGACGATGATGAGTTCGATGTGAAGAATGAGAAGCCCGTCTGTATAAATTGTTTTCACGACCTTGAGTTCGATGGGTTCAGTAACTTTCATTGCAGTGGGTGTAATGATTGGTTCTCAGAGAACGAGGTTCTAAAGTATAGTGCATAGTGATTAGGTTTACCTCCGAGCGTTTCCACGCTTGGAGATTTACACGGGGTGCAGAATGGTCTGTCAAGTGAAGGGTTCGATTCCCTCCCCGTGTGCTCATCAAATTCAAATCAAATGTCAAAAGCAAATGTTCTAACAATTCTCGTTGCATTATTCCCATCTTATGCTTCATTGTATTGCGACCAAGTTTCATCAGGAATTTTATTGGTACTAAGTACTATAATTTTTGGTGTGGTAACGGGTGCTAATGAAGGAGAAGAAAAAATGAAAGACAAGATTCAAATGGGATGGATACTCCATATTGTAGGGGTGTTCATTGTCATCGGTGTAAAAAGTATTCAGTAATTTTAATAAGGCGGTGTCTTCAAAGACACTGCCCATTTCTAAACCTAAACGTAAACGTATGTTATCAGAACAAGAAAGACTAATGTTATTGCAAGGCACAATTGATAGAATCCTCTACCTATCCGACAATGATAGGGAGGAGTTCCTTAACTACTTAGAGACACTCTATACCCTCTATCCTATACCAAAGAAGATAAGATATGGTGCTGAAATTTTCAATGAGGAGTAATCCTCAGACTGCGATGGTCTCAGTTCGGGTTCGACTCCCGATGCAGTCCTCATCAAATCAAATCAAAATGCAAGTTTACAGAATCAACACAACAGCCTACGAAGAAGAAGACTTTTATCTATTAACTGACCTTACAGAGCAAGACATTGTTGAGGTAATCAATCCACTTGTCATGCAAGAGCGTGACGGGTACGAAGAGTATGACAATGACATACTTTTAAACGCCCTAAAGAAACGTTTTCACAAGGCAAAAATCTTTATGTTCACAGACTTTGAAACATTAACATTCTAAATCAAATGGCACACATAAAAATTGAGAAGGACGAAGAGAGGATAAGCGTACAAGTGGAGGGCGTAGCAGGAGAACTTGCTGAGATTATGTACAAGGCAATACTAACTGAGCCAATGCTTGGGCTAATTCTTATTGATGCAATGGAAAGGATAAGCAAGTTAGCAGAAAGAGATAATTTATTTAACGACATAAATCTAAATTAAAATGGAAGTAAACATCAAAACAAAAATCGAAAGAGAGGTGTTGGAGAACATCTTCGTAAATGCTCTTGAGGGTGGCAGTAACTATTGGTATTACATAACCGATAAGGAGTACAACAAGATAAGACAAGCCGTACCAAAGAGCGAGGAGGAAGCATTCTCAATGGCTATGTTCAAGGCAATCTTTGACAAGGGAGTTGAGGTCTTTATCAATGACGCAGAGAATCCGGAGGAGGAGTTGGGTATGCTCAGTTACCAAATCATCAGTCAAAGACTTAATAGGTTGGCAAGCAATCCGCACTATGCCAAGTTCCTAACTGCTGAGATAGAAGGCAACGGAGATGCTGAGACAAGCGATGCCATCTTCCAATTGTTAACCATGAACGACATCGTATTCGGATGATACACGAATTCAAAACAGCAATACCCGTCCACACTCCTCACGGAGAGGGACGGGCTATCCTTATCATTGACTACGGGTTGGATACCAATTCGGTGTGGATAGTAAGGCTATCGGGTGGACATATCAAACACTATTACTCAGAAGACATACGCATGTATGACAATCCAATGAATGGTAATGAGTGGGATATTGACATACCAAAAAGTTGGAAGCAATAAAAAAATGTACTATCTTTGTACGAAACTAAATCAAATTAACATGAAAGAATTTACAATGGAAGTCCCCTCAATGACGGGGATAAACACAAAGGAAGAGTTCATAAACACGGGCAGAATAGTTCCACGTCTTGTGTTTGAGAGCAAGTATCCGACAGAGTATTTACACGTGAACACTACTGATGTAGTGGTATATGCGGGAGGTAGCTACATTCAAATGCTTAAGACAAAGGGTTTTATGTTGGACCACAAGGTCTATGTTAAACTTGACTTGGCAGAGGATGTATTGTGGGAAAATATTTCTTAAAAAAAAGTGACGAGTATTAAACATATTAACTATATTCGTACACACTAATTTAATCAAAATGAAGCAAGATGTTTTTAATCAGTATGTTGACAGGATAGTTGACCTGTTTGGGATAACTAAGGAAGAGTTGTTTTCTAAGTCTAAGAAGAGGGAGATAGTTGATGCGAGGTATCTACTATACTACCTATGCTTCAAGCGTCCAATGACCATAGTATACATTCAAAAGTATATGAAGGAGAGGGGCTACGACATACAACACTCATCGGTTATTCACGGAATAAACGATGTGTCAGACAGAGTTAAGGAGGACGCAGACTACATGCAAATCGTTAAGGAAATAGACAAGGCAGTATTCATTTAAATCAAAATCAAATACAATGGAATCAGTTTACGGAAAATTATCAGCCATCAGTGTCAAGGACAAAATCGAAAGGAAGGGTAACCTTGACTACCTATCTTGGGCAAATGCTTGGGCTATGCTTAAGGCTATCTACCCCGATGCTCAGCGTAAGGTATACGAGAGCGACCACACGGGTCTTAATTACTTTACAGATGGTGTTACCGCCTACGTAAAGGTTGGTGTTATAGTGAACGACATCGAGCACATTGACTACCTACCCATCATGGACTTCAAGAACAATTCAATTCCTATCGGCAAGGTAACATCAACAGATGTAACCAAGTCTATTCAGCGTAGCACAGCCAAGGCTATTGCTATGCACGGATTGGGACTCAGCCTATGGACGGGCGAGGACGTTCCCGAAATCGTAAGCGAACCCAAGAAGGAGACGGCTCCTCAGTTGGTTGAACTTAAGAAGGGGACAGAAGCGTGGGACAGAGTTGTTGCATACGTAACAGCTAACAAAGGTCTTGGCATTGAGAAGATTGGTCAGCAGTTGAATACCAAGTACAAGATTAGCCCCGCCCTAAAGAAAGAGATTGTCGCACTACTAAAAGACTAACATGCAAGACATAATAAATCAATTGAAAGATGACAACGAGTACTACAATGGTATGGGTAAATACTACCTATCCAATTCAGACATTGGTGTACTACTTAGTAACCCCAAAAATTTTAGGGTACAAAGAGAAGACAATAAAAGTTTTGCAGAAGGAAGACTATTCCATCAGCTACTCATCGAACCCGAGAAGGCGGAGGTTGTACCTAACGTGGACGTAAGCACACGAACTACGAAGGATTACAAGAACTACTGTGCAGAGCACAGTGTTGACTTCTGTCTACTCACCAAGGAGGTCGAAGAGATTAAGAACCTTGTCAGCGTGATGAAAAGCAATATCTTATTTTACGATGAGATATACAGACCCAATAACATCTACGAGCAACCAATGATAGCAGAAATAAAGGGGATGCAGTGGAAGGGCAAGGCTGATATAGTCACGGATGATAGTATCATTGACCTCAAGACAACGTCTGACATAAACAAGTTCAGATATACTGCGAAGCAGTATAACTATGACTCCCAATGCTACATATATCAGCAGTTGTTCGGCAAGCCATTGGTATTCTATGTGATAGACAAGGCTACTGCACAGCTTGGGATATTCAGACCATCAGAAAACTTCATACGTGGCGGTGAGTTGAAAGTGGAGAAAGCTATTGAGGTATACAACAAGTACTTCAGCCCCAATCCAACGGACGACATCGCTAACTACTACATTGACGAGACACTTGATTAGTGTCTTTGAAGACACCTTTTATTTTAACATTTAAAAAACAAAACAATGGCAGAGCAAAAAGAAAAAACATTTGCAGATGGGTTCGTATTCAAGAGAAGAGAAGACGCACCCGACTTCGTAGTTGGCAGAGTATCTGTTAAGGTGGACGAAGCCATCGCATTCCTACGTAACCATCAGAAGAATGGTTGGGTTAACTTGGACGTGAAGACTGCACGTAGTGGTAACTACTATATGGAGCTTGACACATTTGAACCAAAGGCTAAGGGTGAGGCGAAGCCTGAGCCAAAGGCTAAGAAAGAAGAGATAGAAGAGAATCTTCCGTTCTAATCCATATTCTATACCAATTAAAGGGGGAATCTTCCCCCTTTTTTTAGCTTAATCCTATGACAGAAATGACAAAACAATAC